ATGCTGGAGGGGGGCCATTTTTTCGAGCACCCCCCTATGGGTCAAATATAAGATATTTATTTTTTATTATATCTCTTGTCTGTCGTCTGGTTGTTGAGTCTACATTCAAGCAATACTCAGATCAACAATAGTACTTGTTAATGTTTTTAACACTTTAGACTTTCTTCTCGTAAACTTTCTTGTAGAGGTGGAGGAAGTCTAAATCGATGATTTGATTAATTGCATCATCAATGATCCTGTAGTTCTCCTTTGGTGTTAGTTGATCTGATGTCTTGGCAACACGGGCAAGGTAGGCACAAGTGCCATAACCATGCGATGTATCAAACTCATACCATTCGTCCCATTGTGTAAACGGATCCCATGGATTATCTACAGTAGTTAATGCTACAGCAGGCTGCATCAGTATCTCCTTTCTATTCGGGCTATTATATACAGCAAGTATTCGCTGTTATAACGGGCCTACTATATAGAACTTACATATAAGACTCTATATAGGCAGTGTATATTTACAATATGAAATAGGGGTTATATTAAAGAAAATCGAAAATAGAGAATCAAAAATCGAAAATAGAAAATCGAAAATAGAAAATCGAAAATAGAAAATCAAAAAATCGAAAATAGAAAATCAAAAATCGAAAATAGATAAAACAAAATGATTAAAACAAAAAGTAATAAACAACTAAGTTAAAAACAAGGTCTAAAAATAATCGCATTATGGGGGAGAAATAAAAATATAAAAATGAAAAAGAAATACCCCCTATTTAAAACAGATAACCAACATTGGGTTAGAAATCACCATGGTTTTAAATAGGGGGGTATTTTTTTCAAATATAAAAAGAGTTATTTCAGGTTCTTACTAACGGTTGAAACAGAAACGCCAAGGCGATCTGCAATCTCTTTCTGAGTATATCCAGACGCTCGCATTGCTTGCATCGTAGATATCTGAGCAGGAGTTAATGTTCTAGATTGCTTTGGTAATGCTAATTCTTTCACTCGATCTTTATCGGAAGCATCGAGGAGTTGCTTCAATTTTGTATCATGAATAGCACCAGCTTGAATAGCTTCCCATTCTTTATCAGTAAAATAAATTTTAGACTCTTTACCATTAGCACCAACTCTAAGTCTTGCTTCTACCATAGCTCTATTGCGAAGCTTACCCATCTTATCTTTTGAAATATCCGGATTATCTTGCTTTTGCTTCTGAACTATGCTCTCAGCCAACCTATTAGCTTCTCTCTCTTTTGGCTTATTAAGATTGGCTAATTTAAGTTTAGCATCGAGGCTCTCTACTTCTTTAGAATATACTTTTGCGGCTTCACGATTATAAGTAAGTTTACCGGTAGAATATATTTCTTTACGAGCATCGTTGGCCATTTGCTTCATAGTGTTTGCATAATTAGCATACTCAATTTCGATAGGATGCCTCATAGGCGAGACCAAAGTCATCGCATCATTGGTCTCGGCCATTTGCGTTGACTTTTTAGTTCTTAAAACTTCTGTGGTCTTTGTTTTTGCACCTTCTATTTTTTTGGTCTGCCACTTATGAGTGTCGGCATTCCAATACTCGGTTTTAGTATAGTATTCCTCAACTCTCTTAGATGGCTTAACAACTTCCTTGCCTTTCTTGGGATCAAAATATCGCATCTCGTCCCAGGACTGCTCTCCGGTATAAGGATTGACATTAGGGTTACCCTTTGTCTTCAGAACCGTTTTCTCAGAACTTGCTCTCGAAACGATGGTTGATGCGCCAACAGATTCACGACCATATTCGTTCTCATGGGCCATCCACTTATTCTTAAGCTCCGGAATATTGTTATCGTATTCACTCTTCTTGTAATCAAGGTTATGCTTCTCAGCATCGATTACAACCTGAGCATGCTTTACCGCTTTAGCAATATCCTCAGATGGTGCGCCTTGAAGAGTCATGTCTGTGATGAGATTCGAAACCTTACCCATTTCGGTTTGCTTGTTCTGTTTAGTCATCACACGCATACCTTCTCTGGCAGGGTACGCTTCTCTAGGATCAAAGCCAACGAGTTCCTTCAGATACTTATCTTTACTTGGATCTTGAGTTTTGATTCTTACTCTGTCATTCACTGGTATGACTATTACACTATCGCCATCAAAGTCTGCTCCTGATAATCTGGAAGCCACATGACTGTTTATACCGACAGCATCTTGAGAATCGCCAATGAGTGATTTGCCATCTTTCTGCCTGTTATTAACAGTAAGAGTTGGAATCTCAAATATACCTTGATGAGGATGCCTTATAAGTACAACTTTGTCGCCATTATTATAAGTTGGAGCATAGATCTCGTTATCCTTAAGAGTGTCAACTGGTAATATAACTTTTGTACTCTGACGAGGTAATGAAGCCGCTTTAAGATCTACAGCATCTCTATCACAAGCGTCCGCGAATTCCTGCAACAGCATTCTCTTTACGGTTGGGTTGTTGTAGTTCTTAATCTCTTCAAACTGCTCTTGTCTCTGAGCAACGGCGAGGTTAAGCTGCTTATGGACTAACTCTCTTGGCTGTTTTGAAAGAAATTGGGACGAAAGAGATTTACTCCACTCGTCCCAGTCGCCTTCATCGTTAACTCTGTTTATAAGTGATAGTTTCTCATTGCCATTTTCATCAGTATACCAACGCTGTCCGTTTTTCTTGATTTCTGCTCCAAACGGATTATCGGCCGGTGTTCCGTCCTTCTTCCTTTCTATTGGTTTGAGGACGGAGTTCTTCTTATCACCCATCATAGGTGTATCTTTATGCTTACTAGTATTAAATATAACATCAACACCATCAGGCATGTCATCTTTATACATAGCCATACCTTTAAGATAGTGTGTGCCATCAACAAGTATTCTTACCTGAGCATAATTCTTATCACCAAGAGAAAGATCTTCTACACCCCTTCTTAAATATATAACTCCGTCCTTTTCAGAACCTCCGTCTTCGGCGTATTCGATCTTTATCCTTTTAGACGATAGACTTTCTGGGTATTGAAACACCGATTCCTTTGGCATGTTCGATAGATCGACTTCATACTTCATCAACGATTCCTTTTTGACTAAAGGTCTCACATCAGAAGCATCGTCTATCTTCTCAAGCTGCCATTCTCCAGTTTCTGGGTTCTTATACTCTTTTCTGTAAAGATCACCCCATTCGGTTCCTTTTGGACAAGCATACATGACATTTGTCTGCTTATCTTTTACAGTTGCTTGCTTTTCACCGATACCATAAACCCGGTATCCCTCAGCATCGAGAATATTAAGAGCCTGTTCAAACTTCTCTCTCGAAAGACTCTGACCAGTTATTGGGTCCTCAAAATATAATTCAGCACCTTTGCCGACATCGAGAGCTGCACCACGAGAATCAATCTGCTTAGCTATTGAATCAGCAACATTCCGAGATATAGAAGCCTTTGTTTCGTAATGCTCGCTCTTCTTTATGAGATCTCTAACAACGGACTCATTGACACCAAGTCTTTCAGCAATCTCCGTCTGACTATGCCCATCTTCGAGCATCGTTTTAGTCGTTGCTATACGATATAAAGTTCTTTCGTCTTTAGCTATAGCCTTCCACGCAACAAGATCGCCGGTGGACATCTCCATATACTCAGCAATCTCCTTCTGAGAATATCCTTCTTTGTTTAGGGCCTCAACCCTTGAAAGCCAATCGCCACTATGTTGATAAGGGTTCTTGCCCGATCCCCACGGATAGCGTCCGGATCTACGCTTAACACCATAGTGCATCAATATCTCTTCCGCTATGTGGTTCATAGTATTAAGCCCTTTCTTTTAGTTCATTTATTAACTTGTCAAAATATACAATCTTGTCCATGATTGGCCCGATTACGGTAGCATCTGGCTGATCCGAAAAAATATCATTATTCTGATAAATTCTTGTTTCAATCTGTATGTCGCCAGGTTTTACCATATACTCCAAACAAAAAAGAGCAGCGTATACATAAAGCTGCTCCATATGAGCCAGTGTGGTTCCAGACTTATAATCATGGATCCTTAAAATATCATGCTTATTGAATGAGATTGTGTCTGCCGTTCCAAAGCAATTCCTAGAATAGTAGAGAACTTGCTCTGGTTTCATCTTGAATCCTATTGCATCATTAACATAAGTTTTTAAGTTGTTAAATATAGAATCAAAGTCTATAGAATTCATTACATATTCGGGTATTCCGTTATCTAATAATTCTAAAACTATTGATTTCTTATCATAATTGGTCAACTTAAACCCATGCTTTATATGCTTGCAAGCCTCGTTATGCAGCAACGTTCCAATTTCCGTAGCATAATAAGCATTTATTCTTTTGTATAGATCGTCCTCGTCATAATTTATCCAATGATACTTACTAGCCCCGAGGAAGGCATGTTGTCCTTTTAGATCTGAATGCGGATTGAAGTCCATTTAATACCTCCTGCTCGTTTTCAGGATATACGAACGCGCAGAAAGACATTTTGTTTAAAATATCGACATAGTGATCCTGAAGCGGTCTCCTGTCGGCGTTAGTCTCTCTTTTGCATTCAAGCATTGCCCATTTGTCCTCATAGAGAATAAGAAGATCTGGGAATCCTTTTCTATACGGGTCGTGCTTTTCAACAATGCAACCCGGAAACAGTCTTTCGATCTTCTCAATCAATTCTCTTTGGAATTCGCTCTCTTTTTTCATATCGCACCTCAACATAAAAAGAAGGACGGTAATGTCCAAATTGGCACATTCTCATCCTTCTCCTCCTATAAAAGGGTGTGTAGATTTTGCGGAGCAAAAAAATATAGAAACTACTTAGTCTCCTCATCAGGCACATCTATAACGACGTCCTTATCGAGCGTCATAAGAGCAACGACGGCATCACAGAACACCTGCATAAGCCCGAGTGTCTCTTCGCTAACCTTATCGAGGCTTTCTTTAGTGCAATCACCAAGTTCCTTGGCAAGATCGTCGTACATGATCTTGATGGCATTACCACTTCTTCTTGCGTCTTCCACCGTTAGAACAGTCTTTTTCATCTGAAAATCCTCCTGAATTCTTGTAAAAACTGTAAAAATATCAAATTTTTGCCAAAATTGGCCAATTTTGTACAAAAGTGGCCAATTGGCCACTTTCATTTTAAAAGTGGCCACGCTCAAACCCTTGCAATTACTGGGGTTGAGGGTTCTCTGGCCAAAAGGCCACTTTTTTTCGCATATTTATATAAAAATAATTTTTTCTTTTTCCCATTAATTGAAAAAAAAAGTGGCCAAGTGGCCAGCAAAGCTTGAAACCCTTGAAATTTCAACGTTTTTTGCTGGCCACTTTTGATTTTAAAAGTGGCCAATTGGCCACTTTTTCTGGCCAGCGGCCACTTTTCTCACAATTAATCCTCTTCATCAGCGTACGTCAAAGTGTAATCAGAGTCGCTATTGTATGAAAAATATAGCGGTCTTCCGCCATCGAAGTACGCGATGATGTGGTCTTCATACTCGTCATACCGAGTGGCTAGCATAGCGTACCCCAGAAACAACTTCGTAAAACCTGCTCGATGCACACCAATGTAAGCAATTTTTTCAATTTTCTTGCCATTAAGCACCATTTCGGCTTTAAGTCTAAGTCGTCTTCTCAGTATCAGATTCTTTATCATCTCGATCATTCTCGTCACCTTCTTTTGGAAGCCAGTAGTATTCGTCAAACAGACATCCTGAATCGGCAAATATAACATTCGTAGGCTTAACTTGCTCAACGGTTCCATCCTCATACTCAACCAAGGCAAGTGTCTGCGCTACACCTATTACTTCTATCCATTTGTGGAACATTGCCTTTCTCGGCCCATCTTTAAAAGACTTTTTCGAAATATAGCAAGGTCTTACGTCATTATGCGGTTTAACAAAGTTGTCGCCAATTTTCGAAATAGCCATCCAAATATACTTATTGTCCTCGATTCTGTCTTTTATGTTTTTTAGTTGGCGATTCATATCTCGTAATTCATCAACTATCTTGTCCTCGGCTGTCTTGGCCATTTCCAAATATCCTCCCTTCTGCATACTTCTTAATGTTGAAGTTCTTCTTCTGTGTTAGCGCCCTCGTTATAGCAAAGTCGATGTCGCTTCTTGACTTAAGGTGGTAGTAATACAGATCTGTGTAAGGTGTATTTCTTCTATCTATACGTCCGGAAGCTTGCACCGTAGCTCTATAACTGTAATTCTGACTGAAAAATATGGTTGTATCTGTCGTTATGCAGTTCCATCCTTCAGAACCGGCAGTATACTGGACCAGATATGCCCATTCCTCTCCACTCGGAACCGGCTCATGCTTATGACCGTTCCATTCCCCAAATATCCAGTCCATCTCCTTTAGCAGATTCCTAAGTCCATCTAGCTCATAGTCAAAGTTGTAAAATATAACAGCCTTCTTCTTATCAAGTAGTATCTCTCGTACTGCTTCGTACCTTGAGGGATCGTCATTTACGATGTGCCTCAAAATATAACAAAGCTCACCTGCGTTCTGGATTGGCTCTGGAAGCCCGTTATTTGACTTGTAAGGGTTGAATTGAGTGCGTTTGACCCATTTGTACTGATTGCTATCAAACTCCGTGAAAATATCAATGTGGTGTTTTTCTGCCTTATTACGATAGTCCATATCCACAAGGATCTCTTTTCTGAGTCTTATAAGCTTTCCGGTATTGTAGTACTTCTGTACTTTTGGGAACTTTACTCTTGGTGCGTAGATCACATGCTGCTGTATGAAGTCCGTCTTGTGTTTGTAGAACCTATTCGCTATGAACACAGGAATATAATCCATCCATGTATCTCCTGGTGTAGCGCTAAGTAGTATCCACTTGTTGGACCTTGTGATGTGTATGAATGACTTGGACCATTCACCATACCCAACTACTCGCTGCTCATCAAATATAAAGAATGCATTCTTAACATTCAGATACTTCTTGATATTATTCCATGAGTCGATTACAACCTTGTTAGCATACCCGTTTTCTTCAGGGTTTACAGACAAAGAAAAAGGAGCAAGTTCCTGCTCCCATTCTCCTTTGTCCCTTTTCTGAGCCGTTGTGATTATGTACAGATCCCTTGGCCATATCATGTTGCCATTTGGATTAGACAGGTCACCGTGGTTCTCTTTGTAGAAATATGCCAACGCTGTTCTCGACTTACCGGATCCTACGCCTCCGCATAGTATACTGCCGTTTTTAAGATGGTTTACCGCATCGAGCTGGTAATCATCTAAGCTGACCATTATTATTCACCGCTTTCGGTGCGGGCTTATGCATTTCGCGAACACCTTTGCTTTGTCTGTCTCTTAGGATATCCCGTATCTCTTCAAGGACTTTCCGGTTCTCACGAATTTCATCGCGTATCACTACTAATATGTTTTCCATCTTGTTTCTCCTTTAAAGTAGGGCTGTTTCCTTGACCGTTTTGCACAAAAATATACCGTTAAAGAAAGGAGACTTATGAGGACATTTAACCGATCCTCTAAGATCGGCACCCTGCAAATATAACTATATGAACGGATTGTAATCGAAGTCGTCATCCACAGGTTCTTCTGTTGCCGTCATATACTTTTTATACCTTTCCTCGTATGGGTTAGGTTCGGCAATAGCCCACATAGTTGCAAGATATGCTTTGATCCTATCGGTTCCACGGTCATTCCAATGACTCGGGCTAAGTTCAACGGATACGTTATGGAGGGTCAGGGAGTCGATAGCCGAAGTCATCTCCTCAGAATATAATGTGTCTCTTCCCTTTCCCTCAACGATGATATGGATATCCGGTGGATAATTGTCGAAGCGGGCTTTTACCGACATATATATTCTATGGTTGTCATAATCATAGGATGCCCCCGGAATATAAGATGTTGTTCCGTCTTTTCCCTTCTCTTTTACTCTTATGTTCCATCCTTCTTCGGCCATAATATCGCAGTTCTTTGCAACCTCTTCATCGAACTCCGCATTATAGTTCTTGAATGCGATAGCAAATTCTCTTATTCCGCCGTTAGGATTGTAATCGGTTGGCCTTCCGGAGAAGTTGCGGAATATAAGATCTCTGTCATCCAGCTCTGTGATTGCAAGACAATCTCTTCTTCTCTGCTTGTTATAAACTTTCTGAATCTTCATCATTTTTCTCCTTTTTATAATGGTCTTTTAGTATTGTTTTTAAATATGTATTACATAATAATTCTCGGGCCCATTCGTTAGAATTTTCCTCAGTCTTCACAGAATATCTCAACGTCTCCGTATTTTCCGATTTCGTTGCGAGCTTCTTCCACGAGTTTTTCGTAGTAAGACCTATCAATATCAGACTCACGCCCAAGGCCTTTAACCACTTCGGCTTCCTGCCAGTAATATCCTTTGGTACCGGTTGCGGCGTAATACTTTCCATCTTTTTCACGATATAAGAGTCCCCCACACGTTCCAGGCTTAACTGGGCAGAATAGACCAACTTTACCAATGAATCGTTTCTTTTCCTCATTTTCTCCTCCAAAGTCTAAATATAACGCCGAGGTAACAGACTTCGTTTCGCAAAGGTCTTCAAATTTGATTGGCTTCTTGGCAAACAAGGTCTTGAATACATAAGGAACTTGGAATTGGGTTCCGGTCGCAGTCCAAGCAGTTTGCACCGTTTCACCTGTTGATAATTTGAATTCGTGTTCACCATCTGCATACTTGGCAATATAGACGGCGTCGTTGACGAGGCACATACGATCGTACGTAGCTTCATGCTCAAACGTGTAACCGTACTTTTTACCGAATTCCATAACGAAATCAATGATTCCTTGATCTGCGTCAGGAATTTTAATAGAGTCTGTTTTAATGTGAGCAACTGTGTATCCTTTCTCCTGTACGGCGTGCTTGAGGTCTACCATAAATAAAGCCCCGCGTTTGGCAACGATGTTGTCGATGTTACGGGGATCTTTAAACGGGTTGTCGAATGATGCTGCGGTCAGACCATATACGGAATTGATCGCTATCTTCAGAGCCTGAGCAAGGTCTTTAGCTGCCGATTCATCCTCAAGATATTTGCTTAACTTACCACCCAGCATCTTACGAGCCTTGTCGAACTCTCCGTGTTTGATGCTGATCCTTGCATCACGGATATCCTGGAATCGCTTTGTGTACTCTTTACCGAATAACTGTTCCTGAATGATACTTGTCGGATGCATGGAAGCGATATCGAGTAGTGCGACATTATGGTAGATTCCGGGCTCTGCGTATACATATCCGCCTTCTCCAACCACTTCACCTCTATAAGTTGATTCTCTTTTGAATTTGTCATAGGTGTAGCCCTCAAAATATGGCTTACCCTTACAAGGCTCGGCAAGGTTTCGGTAATTGAATTGATCTTGTGGATGTCTGTTGCCTTCAAATATGATTTTGGTTGTAAGGCTATTGGTCGTATCATTTACCGTGCCACCAGCCACATCTGCTAATATCCTTCTGGCTGTCCAGTCAGCCTTTCTGGCATTGAATACCGCTTCTGTAGCGATTACATCGTTATCACAATACTCAGCAACCTCATTCCATTTCTCTTCAGGTACAGGCTTATCCCACGGCAGACCAAGTTCCTTGTGGTGAATGCCAAGCTCTATTTCGAATTTCTTAAGGCTTTGCTTCTTGGAGCTGAAGTCATACACATCCGTATAGCTTATGTTGTAAGCCTCTCTGAAAAATGCATTACGGTCGCCATCAATAATGCGCTGTGACAGATCGTATAGCTGCAGATTGTCATACCCAAGCAGTCTTCCATACAAAATATGATTGTCGTAGCGCCTGCAGTTGAATCCTACAAGATTGAATTCGAGGAGCTTCTCTATCTGATCTGGCGTAGGGTTTATAAGCCTTATAACCTTCCTACCCTCACCCTCACCTTTGTAGTTCACAAGGAACAGATTCGGGAATACCTCGACATCATAGAATACAAGACTACCATCGCCTTTAACCTGCATGGCAGGAGCATCTTCCGTGACTATTGAAATATCATCTTTGTCCGGATAGCAGAACTTCATCTTGGTCACAAGCTTAATACAATAATCAGGTTGATGGGTGCTCCCAGCAGCGAATGCAAATATAGCGCTCTTCATATCACTGACATCGTATTCTATCTTGTCCTCATATGCCTCCTCTAATATCTTGTGGATGAAGTCGATGGATGGCTTGGTCCCTGGGTGTATCTCTTTTCTGAGATTGCGCTCGATAAGGTCTCGGATGGCCTTCTCGCTCTTCATTCTCTCCTTATTAATCATTGGTTTTTCTCCCTTCAAAGGAAGACCCGAGTTGATGGTAGCGATTTTGAGATCGTTGCACTTCGTTAGTTTTCTTCTAAGCGAACTGTTACCAGTGAACACCTTGATCTCGATATGCTCTGCATACAGCCTCTCGAGTTTGCTCGCATCTCCTCCATAAATATAATGAAGGTGTATGCCTTTTCCGCTCTTACTAAGCTCTGCATATGTTGGTGGCCACTTACTTGCAGCCTCGAGGTTCTTTTCAAATGACTTCTCACCATCGTCTCCCGGAATATCGAAATCGATGACAATATGCTCTTTTGGTAGTTTCACATAATGCAGTTCTGAAGTGTCAATATCTGACAAGGTTGTAGTAACCTCGCTCCATTTCCTTGTTGGCGTTCCTTTGTCATTTGCGTATTGAGCCGGGTAGTCTGCTGCTTCCTCATCAAATATAGACTTGCGTTTGTTAAATTGGATCGTCCGGACACTATCCTCATTGACAACGTCAGTCTTAGTGATGTCGAATTTATCAGTTCTAAACCCGGAATATACGTTTCTTAGTCTTTCTCCATTATCAACTGTTACTCTGTCGTTGAAGTCCCAGAAATAATTCTTAAGTTCCTCCTTAAACACCCTTTTCGAAAGAGGATATGGCACCTTGGCTTCATTGCAATATGTCTGATACTTCTCCCAAGCCTGTGCGAGTGTCGTCCTGTCATCCGCCTTGAACGTGAAGAAGCAATCGGATACGAAGTTGTAGAAATCGTTGGATGCTCCCATCATGCTTATTGGAATATAATCGTCATACATTCCGGGATTCGACTCGTATACCTCTTTGCAGTGCCAAGCAATAGCACCAAGTTCAAAATCTATACGAGATACAAGCTGGTTGTATTCTTTCTTAGGTACTTTTTTACCCGTCGGCGATACGTCTATCAGCCTTCGAAGCAAACCCGATTTAGCGTCTGTGATCTTTACCGGTTTGTTGGTACCCATAAATAAGAATGTCCTGAACTTATTCGTATACTGCGACTTGAACTTCTCATTTACCGTCATTAGCTCGTGAGATACAAGACTGTTAAGCCTCGTATTGTCCTCGATTCTCGAGAGATCTCCGTCATGCTGAATTGCTACAAGCGGATTAGACTTGAATGCCTCAAGAGCAAACTGGGCGTTAGCACTACCAAGAGCCTTGGCATCGAATGTCGAATAATATCCATCAAAAAGTTTCTGTATGATGTTAAGGACTGTCGACTTACCGGTTCCTGCTTCACCATACAGAACTATGAATTTCTGAATATCTTTTGAGTCACCATTGATGATTGACCCAATAGCCCATTCCAGTTTCTGCCTCTCTTCGGGAGAATATAACACGGACATGAGTCCTTCATAAGCATCAATGTCTCCGTTCTCCAAAGGGTATGATAAAGTCCTTGTGGCATAAGAATCCTTCCCGACGTTATCGTTTGAAAAATATACAATAGCGTCGAGGTCATGATAATTATCCCTTGACTGTCGCTGACAGTACTTGTGCCATCTGTCGATAGATCCGCTATCGGAATCCCACATGTGGAGAACTCTGACTCGTGATGCGTCTCCAGATTCAAGTATCTTTGTTTTGTTGTTTTCGGCATAAATGTCGAGCTCCTTGTCTACAAGTCGTATCAGGTCCTGCTCATCAGTAGACCAAAATCCGGTATCTGCATTCCATACTGCATAGAAGTCTCCACCTCGTATCATTAGATCCTTAGATCTATTGTTGATAATGAATTTAGGGTAAATTTCAACGACACTTTTTGCCGTTCTGGTAGACACCATTAGAAAATCCAGCATCGTTTATTTCCCCTCCTTCTCTAAAATATAATTTTGATACCAGCACATCTGGTACCATATTTCAACTTGGCGAAGATCTTCTTGTATTCCCGGAATATAAAAGAGACCACCCTGTCCATTTGGCGAGTAATCTCTTCTAAGGAATCTTTCTACCACTGCCCTTACATAATCTCGATCAAAGTGTCTTTCATACATGGATCCAAGACCAAGATTGTCAATCATCATCCAGAACCATGCTGTGCTATCCAGAACTCCGGATATGTTTTCACCTTTCCTTGCCAAAGAAATCATAAGCTCAAGGACACTGCAGGGTCTTGAAATATGATCGCCGGTTATCGACTCGTATTCAAATTGGAGAGCGGCGCCTGCTTCCAATCTATAACGGTCATTCGGTGCGATTTCTTCATCGTACCAAAACGGAATATCATAAAGTTCTAAAAGTAGGGACAAATATGACTTCTTATAAGCAGAGGAGCATACTAAATTGATCAGCCAGTTGAAATATGGTCCGTTCATTGCTTAGTCCTCCTCTGGTCGTACCCCTATAACGTCTTCGTAGTTGTCCTTTGCCCGAATCAGTTCGAAATCCATACGAATTTCTTCATTTCGGACATAGCCTTCCAAAATATCACCGTCTATTACCGCGCTGAGCATCTGTCTTCCGACCGTACCATCAATGTCAGATATAATGTTATCGGCAGTATCAGTCACATAGCCATCAGGCCATACCATATAGGTTTCTTTCATGTAATCCTCATCGGCATCAAATTCCTCAAAGGTGATTTCGTAAGGCTTATTTTGTTCTCTTTGTTCCTGAGTGATTGACGCGGTCGTAGTCATATACGGTTTGTTGTAATCCATATAAGCCGGTGTCGTTGAAATATAACCACTGGTTACAGCATCCGGTGTCTCTAGTGGTGATGTTTCTTTCTTTTCGGCACAAGGAAGAGGAGCTGTGCGACCAGACTCCTCTTTATACTTATCTATCTCTGATTGTATATATGTTTCCGCTTTAGATTTAGTTACAAAATATGTAATTGCAGAACCAATAATAGCACCAGAGACAGCCGCGATTAGCGTACTTAGTCTCATGGTGTCCTCCTTATGCGTACTTTCTCATGAGCGCCCTGATATCGCCCTGACAATTGAAGTTAAGAAGCCATGCTGGTTCATAGCCGTTAATTGCATCCGCATTCATGAAGCAAATATCACCATTTGGATCTCTCATTGTCTCCATGAGTCCAAAGTCAACGAAGTTATCACCATAAGGATTGTCTCCATTAGGGAAATATAACCAACCAGCAGAGCGTTCAAATTCATTATCTGCTCTTGAGAGCTCCATTCCGAGTGCCTTCAGAACTTCATCAAGGAACAAATATCCCGGTGTGTTTGTGCTCGAGTCGGATCTTGCTATTATTGTGTTTCTTGCCCATTCCTGAGCCTGGCTAAGGAAATTCTTGTTCCAGAATGGGTCATTGTCATCGAATTCCCATGAAGAACCGTTGTCCCAAATATAAGTATAGGCACCCATCACGAATGGATTTTTGCCTGTTCCATCCGGCATGGAAATATACTTGGTTGTCTTTTGGGCCTTTTTGGTTTTCCCGTCCTCATCGACTGTCTCGACCGCGACTTTTTTCTGCTCGAGCCCAAGTGCGAAATCACGGTCGGCTTCTTCGCCGTATTTATCGGCCACTCTCCTTCTGTAAGCATTGTATGCTTCGCTCACCATCGCAAGAGCCGCTGAAGCACTCACGCTGTTTGCCTTATGATCCGCATTTGAACTGAACATAAGACCGAATCCGAGAATATAAAGTACGAGATCGAATGCATACTTCTTTACGAGATTTCTGCCGAGCCAGACCAGCAGAGTTACTTTATCAGACTTTTCATCATTGCTAGAATATTCATCAGGGCACTTTTCTCTAGCTTCTTTGATCACATCACACTTTTCTTTATAAGTCTCAAGAACCTTCTCGGCCTTAAGCGTATCCTTGCACATTTCAACAGTTGCAAGGGCCGCTATTGTTGCGCCAGCCCCCATCTTGATTTCCGGGCCGAATGCTTTAAGCAAATATAGAATTTTCTTTTTCATGGTTTTCCTCCTAATCTAAAGGTCTAGGTTTAGGCATCTGTAAAATATAAGGCCTATCACCGTCTCTATTGTCACGCAGTATTCTAGCTTGTGACAGATCGTACCATCCCCAGTTAAACGATGTTACCGGTGGAGTTTTATCGGCCAAATCATAAATATCCGCAACCTTGACAAATGGGTATCTGGCTCTAAGTTCTTTAAGCTCTGTGAGCATATTATCGGCTTCATTCCTCGTTCTGAATCGATATATGTTATCCTCATTATCTTGGTTAGCAGGTTTCTGATAATAGCTTGAATATGAGTTCGTAGATTTTGAGATCGAGCTGTAGTTTGTTCTTGATCCACCTGGGCTATAGCGCCGACCAAACATTATAGCAAGTGCACTTTGCAAAATATTGTAGGCGCTATCTTCGACTATTGGCCTTATGACATCATTTATAATGTCGTATTTAGCAGTCTCAAGATCATTCGTTAAGATTGAGCCAAATATCCTTTTGAATAATGATGGACTGTCGATTGACATACTGTCCGAATTGAGAATTGGCTTTGGTCTCTCTCTTGTTTGGATATCGTTTTTAGGCTCGCCATCTCCAAGTGAACTCCTGAATTTATGTGAATTGTTAGGTAGTTCGTTCATAAGTATTCTCCTAAAAATATAAAAGGGACCCGTAAATCGGATCCCTTTCCTTGATTGTAGACGATCTAGTCCTCCTTAGTTTCAACAACTGCAGGATTTACTTCGATCTTCTGTCTGTTCTGGAGCTTATCCTTGATCATTCCGCCGAGCTTTACAGCACCCTTCTCGATTTCCTTCGCGGCAAAGAATGCCAGTGCTCCGATGAAACCGCCAGCCGCTGTTGCAGCCATCGACTTTCCGCTCTCAGTGTTAAGCTTGTCCATTACGTTCATAGTCTTCATTTTGTATTCCTCCTTGTTTATTAAAATATGAAGATTGTGTCGTCCCTATTATATGAACTGTAGTTTCTGCGAATTCAATAATCCATAAAGTCACGTCCGCCTGCGAAAGTCATAGGACTGTAATATATGACTGTACAATTTCTGTCATCGTCAACTGGAACCCAATTATAATCGATCCTCATAAGGCCGGTTGCCTGCGAGAAAGTCCAGAGTCGTCCTAGATCGATGATCGGAAGTCCAAGCATGTCATACCAGTCATTCAGATCAAGACATCCATCACCAGTTGTTGCCATGTCGTTCAGCGTGTCGTTGAATGCTGTCTTACAGCTGTCTACCCATTCTTTGTTTGCGTAGAAATATCTTCCTGACGCAGCATCTCTGAACAGCGAATGTCCGTGTCCTGTCTCAATGATGACTGCACTCTCGACCGGGTTTGCTGAAATATCATTTGTCGCGACAGCGTGTCTTATCTCTTCTTCTTTCTTAGGAGAAAGCACTGTCTTAGCTGCTTCCTCATAGTCCTTTTTAGCCTTGTTGGTGATAGAATATATCGTCAAGGCGTTTGATAGTTTGTTAAGCATATCCTTATGACTACCTACGCAAAGGAATGTTCCAAGTCCAAACAGAAGCGCAACCGGCCAATATGTTTCTGCATATGCCAGGAAAATATCAGTTGGCTTTGTAGCATCGGTTTCAACACCGTCAATTACCTCTACCTTTTTGTGCTTTTGCAGGACCTCCTCCGCTTTAAGTGTCCTCGATCTGCAAACGAGTATGGCACCGGCATAGCAGCATATACCACCAGCCAATGCCAGTCCTGAGCGTTTTTCGTTTGCTACATTTTTTACTGTTTTAAGTAGTTCCATGGTTTTTCTCCCTTCTTTTTTATAAAAAATATAGAGACCCTCGTTATTGAGTGCCTCTACATTCTTTGTCTAAGATTCTGTTACATCGAAGTCTTCAACTTCATAAACATTATCTTCATTTGGTCCCATCATTTGATTTCCAATTTCGGAAATATCATTCATGAGACGGTCCTTACCGATTTTTAGCATTCCTGTTCCTGCTATAATCAGTGCTGCGTCACATGCTAATTTCGCTCCTAATGGTGCAATCATTTGGTTTCCTCCTTCTGTTAATAGTTTTGAAATTTAGCTTCCTATTATAAGGAGTGTGAAACTTGCGGAAAAGAAAAAGAGGAATCGTTATGATTCCTCCTATAGACATCATTAAGTTTGTATACTACTTATGTTTATACATGTAATTTACCGGTCCTACAATTGGTTCTGGTTTCTTGAAGTATTCTTCATAGATAACTGATATTCCTCCTGCGTAGAACAGTAAACCACATATGAAAGTAGTAGTCTTAAAGATTTTCCATAGTTTCGTCTTCATTTGATTCCTCCTCCTGCTCAAGTTCGTCATAATATTCGCTTAATTTGTCCGTATACCGGCAAAGGAACTCAATGTTTTTGTCCGCTTCTTTAATCCGTTCGACGTAATCCGAATCGTTCTCGATGAACCACTTTTTAGATTCATAATCAAGTTCTTCAAAATCGAACTCCATCATGGTCTTAGTAAATGCTTTCATCATGTTTTCGTCTTCGAACATCGCTTTGAATGGATTGAATAAATCCGGACGTTCTGCATAGAATTCCTTTATTCGGTATATTCCTTTTTCTATTTGTTCGCGTTTCATAATATGCGCCTCCTTATTCGCTATTATAAGGAGTGTGAAATTTGCGAAATATAAAAGAGGGATCGATTAATCCCTCCTAAAATATCATTCATCGAACAGCGGGCAAGAAGCTTTACACTTTGGATAGTTGCCACCACAGGCTCTACATCCTGGCGGAATATAATCATCACCATGTTCGGATTCATCAACATAGTCCTCATCATTCTCGGCAAGCCAATCGAGATGAGCACAGTATTCCTCTGGTGTCATTCCTTTCCGTTTCTTTGCCATACTTTTCGCCTCCCGGCTGAAGTATAGCATGAAGCAAGAGCACTTGTAAATCGTGCCCTTGCTCCAAAATATCACCATTTACCGGTGTCATTCATTCTGTTTCTTGCTCCGAGTGTTTTCACGACTCCGTCAGTCTCGAGTGTCATCCACCTTCCGTTCCAGAATCCCTTGAATCCCATTCTGGCGAGTAGTTCCAAGCCTCGCATCTTCATATCGGCTATCGTCATGTCTCTGTTCTGCTGAGTTTTCGCATCGACTGCGTATCTCGCATTTTCAGATTTGACTATACCATTGTGTGCTTCCTGCAAAGCCTTGAGCGACTCTGCCGCCTTTTTGAATTCATCGGATCCCAGTTCGAGTTCGGCTAATGCCTCATATCCCTCATTGAGTCTTTCTTCCAACGTCTCTTTGTAAGCCATTACGTTTTTCTCCTTTCGTTAAATGAGTAATATCCTATAATAGGAATTGTCATTTATGCGAAGTTCTAAGTACGACATACTTGTTATTAGTTACCTCCTCAAATGGCCCAGTGAGTTCTATTGCATAATTAACTGTCTCACCTCTTTCGGATACATGCAGTATACCCCACACTCTTGAGAACCACACAATGTTTGCGCTCACAATACCGGCTGCAAATCCTATGAGAACATATATCATCCAAATATAATCCATCATCAGTACTCCTCTTCAAAGTAGTCGGGAAGAAAGTCCATCTCTATCAAATATACCTCCCCGTTTGGATCTACCCATTCCGGTATAGGCAGGTTAGTAGCTTTTGTTGAGTTATCGAAATCGATCCAGTATACTCCATCGAGTTCTACGCATCCCCAACCATACTGTCTCTGATGCATCGGCAGTGGTGGTTCTATTCCAAGGAATTCATGGAACTCTGATAATTCTGCAAATCCTCTTAGAACGAAGTTACGATTGAGATGGTACTCAGCCTCAAGAACTCTCCTGAACGTTGACTTGAAAAATACATCGGAACATTGCAGATAGAATACATGCTCCTCTTCGTCCTCGTGATTGAATGAAAGCGAATCAGTAGATGTTAGATTGTAAGAATATAACTGAACATTCTCTGCCTTCTGAACCATAATGGCATTTACTATGTTCTGATGCGCTTCCTCTCCGTACACTTCTTTCACCTGCTGCTCGTAATTTCTATGGAATTCATTAAGTGCAACAAATGCACTTGCAAGAGCTGCATACTTCTTACGATTCGAAATATCGGAACCTATAATAAGAGCTGCTGTTATAACAAAACTTACAGTTGGCAAAATATAACACTTCCATGTAAGTTTGGCGATTTCCTTCTTTGTGTATTCTTCGCCTGTTACCGGCTTGACGACTCTTCGTTTGTCCTCACAAATAATCATTGCGCCATGCTGATTGGTAAGGACTTCTTCAGCCTTGAGCACCGATCTTGCAGTAAGTCCTGCCGTAACACCGGTTCCGATTACGGCAATCACTGCAAATACTGTTCCTTTGTTTACTTTCATTGGTTTTCTCCTTTGTGAAAAAATAAAAGAGTCTGGTAGACCCATAAATATGTTTCTACCAGACTTACTTTATCTTCTGATTGTGATACAATCCATCTCCGGTTCTATTCCGCGTTTCTTTACAGTTACGGTTACTGTGTTGTCATCAACAACATTCAGTTCTACATTGAAATCGTCACTCTGGTTGAGCTTGTCTATTACACTCTCAACGAGTTTTCCGATTTTGTAAGTTTTTGTTATTGTGCTAAACATAGTTTTCCTCCTTTAGGTTATAGAATAGTTGTCCTATTATAACGATTGTGGATTTTGCGATTAGCACACCCTAAAGTGACTGTTTGCCGATATAAGATCGTCATTCATACATCTACGAAGAAAATATGGGCCATCTGTACGTCTTCTCAGATAGCCCAAGCGATACCTATTAATCATACTCATTTTGAGGTCTATGAACGAACGGTTTGTCTCTTTCTCATAGATGTATGGAGTCTTCCAATCATCAAGTTTGATGATTTCGAAATATCTATGAATCCCCATTTGTTCTCCTCTTTCTTACTATTTTAGCCTTGAACATAACTGGCCTTCTCGAATCTTCATTACCCGGGTTATAAAGGCATTCGTTGCAAGGCTCTTCGTCCTGTGGTTTATTCTCAAATATGCATTTACTGCAGTATTCGTTAAAGTTTACTTCTCTTATCATTTGGTTCCTCCGTCTTTTTAACACGTCCATCATTACTTTGAGGTACCGTAGCATCAACATACATTGCATTGTAAATATCTTTGTTACTAGCATCATCCGGTAGAACTATCTTCCCTCTTCTACCAATACTGAAAGTTGTTAACGTCATATCGGCACCTCTATTTCATCTTGCTTTCGAGCATTTTGATAAGCTCGTATATAAAACGGCTACCTGTCGAAGCCCTGTGTGGGTTGCCGGTAGCAATGTTCATTCCGTCTTTAATAGACTGCTTTAGAATATCTTTTCCATCGTTTATCCTTCTCTCTTTAGCTGCTCCTGATGCATACTTTGCTGGATCGAGTTTAGAATATGCAGAGTCAAACGCCTTAGCATACTCAGGATCAGTCTTCTTGGCCATCACTTTATTCCTGATAGCCTTTCTTCTGTTGCCGGCGCCCTTGCCATAATACATCTTTGCTTTCATAAACTCTTCAGCATCTCTTTTTGCAGTTCTTTCGATGTTTGTCATTGGTTTTTCTCCTTTCGGTATTAAGTTGTGATAAAAAATAATGACGCCTACATGTCGTAAGCGTCATCGTCCTCTTCTTGGAATGTAAATAGTAGATTGTAAATATCCTTTATAAACTTTACGTGTATTTCTCCGCCTGTTAAGCCATAGATTCCAAGTACTAAAGCTACCATAGCGAAGGTTTCAAATAGTATTACGATTGCGTTTGTTATAGTCCAAATATAATCCATTGCTATTACCTCCTATTATGGGAAGTGTGGATTTTGCGACTATCTACGGCTTTTACACCTTGTAAGAATTCCTTTTTCATAAGTTATTAGTCTAGCCTCACTAAATGCGTGTATACCATGCTCTGCGATATACATAGCAACCCTTACGAAATCTGGTCTACTAAGCTGATAATAATCGCATAGGCTATCAAATTGTTCCTTTTCGGTTTCTGAAAAATATAAACAGATTTGTCTATCCCTTATTTCTTTACGACTCTTCATTTTCTTCTACCTCCTCTGACGGTGGCTGATATCCTCGAAATTCTTTCTTCAGTCTCTCCACCACTTCCGTATTCTTGCTGAGATATATGTCTTCCATCTCGCAAAGAAAAGCAATGTTGCAGGCCAGATGCCAAAGATGTGGTAAACCTGACTCAGAGTCAACCGATCTTGGATCGTCAAGGTACCCGAGAAAGTGTCTGTAAGCCGCATCTCTATATCGTTCCGGCTCGACTCCTCTCCAATTATCAGGTCCTCCGTCAGGATATTTATTGTTTCCATATTCCCTAATGGCTGCCACGTCCCAGATGATTCGTCTAGGTACGAGAGACAGTTTGGCTTTTCCGTAGTCTTGCTTGGCATGGTAATCTGTTGTCTCCTTTACTATTCCTATAAAATCTTGGACTTGTTCTTTAAGAATTTCTTCTTCTATCGGTTTATCAAGACTCTTAATCCATTCCATCATATCTTCATCAGACTTAGCCGTATGTACAAATCCACAACAAGGGCATAAATACGCATAGGTTTCAGTATTAGACTTTATAACCTCTGGCTCTTCACGAATCATATGTCCTTCTCCGCATGCAGGACAAATTATGTCAGTATTAACCATGTTGTACATACATAATCACCTCACTCATTTTCCTTATCTACAATCCATACAAGAGTGTCATCGCTGAAGTAATCAATCCAATCATTAATCGGATAAATATCAGTTCCGTTCGAAGCCATAAAACCAACATCAGAAAGCTTATCCATTATTTCACTAAAGCTCCTAGGTCCGAGATTTCTTATTCTTGCTATGTCACGTATCTTTACGCCCTTAAACTTACCAAGTACGTTAAATCCAGCACGTTTCAGGCAGTTATAAGATCTAACGGATAACTCAAGCTCATCTATTGGAGTTGCTGCCCAGGCTAACTCAAGCGTTGGATCAATATTCTCATTGGCTTTGATATACTGCTTTAGCTCGATGATCTCAAGTTGAGCTTTCTTCAATGATTCGGCGGTTGTTGCAAAATATCGGTTTGTGCGTGCAACATTCTTAAGTTTTCGCTCCGCTTTTGCTATGATCTGACGAATTCTCTCCCTGGTTACTTTGAACTCGGCGGCTATCTGATCGAGAGTCATCCCTTCAGAATATCGAAGCTTGATACACTTGGATTCACGTTCCGTAAGCGAGATCTCAACTTCTTCAATGAGCTTTCCTGGAAGAATCATTTCTAAAGTTACTATGTCGTCAAACATGTGTTTTGCCAAATTATATGGGTACAGTTTGTAATATGTTTCCGGTATCATATATAATCACCTACTTCCCAGTCAGAGAGAGTTATAGAACGCCAACAGTTCGTTTTCTTCTTCCTCTGTAAGTCCAAAGACCTCAAAATATTCATAGTTATAGCATATATCTATAGTCACTCCGTCTTCCTCCCAAATTGTTGACATAGGATCACCAATCCAATTCCGGGTGAAGAACAGACCGTGCATAGCATCAATGTGGTTATTTCTTATAACGTCCTTTACTTTATCTATTCTTGAAACATTGATTGGTTTATCGAAATATAATTCGTCTCCAGGCTTTACAAGTTGAACATTACCACCTTGAAATATTGCCATTATTGCCCACCTCCGATCTGGTTAATTATCCACATGAATGCACTTGCATTCGGAGCGATCGACCATCCTATAATGTGATAAAGAGCGATTCCAAATATAACTACACCTATGAGTCCCGACCACACTGCGGTTAGAACCATTGCACACCATGTAGATTCGTCCCATTCCATTGTTCCTCTTACATAGCGAACCTTCTCTAAAACTTCCATCCATTCAGTTCGTGACCACGGGCGAAGTTCGTCCATCATTCCGGAATTCTTAAGTTTTTCGTCGAGCTCTCTAATCCTATCCGGATATATCGCAAGCATCTTTCCGGCGTTTTTACGCATCCAAAGAAGTTTAACGGTGAATCCTATAGCCACTCCGATAAATATAAGAGAAATGACCAGGCAGATCGAATGCTTAGCGATCTGATAACCGGCCATCTCTGGAATAAGTTTGCTTGCTGTGGTCCCCAGCTTGTCGCATAGGTTGTTTATTATGCTGTTTACGTCACTACTGTTCATTTATCGTCTGCTCCTTTCCTTTCTCCGTATCCGCAAAAGAAATTATCAGGAGGCATCCACGAAAAGAACCCATCTGATACAAGACAAGGACAAAGCTCATCATCTTCGGTCGGCTCTATCAGATTGAACCCGTAATCGTCTCCATCTGCTTCCTCCTTGATTGGTCTATGCTTGCACTCCTTGCAAAATACTATGTCGATACCCTCGATACCAATAATCTCATCGACTATTGCCTGTCTAACCCTTCGGAGTATGTCGCTCTCGCATTTGCTATCCCACAAATCTTCAAGTAGAATATCTTCGCTAATGTATTTACCCATCATCTGCTCCCTCCTTACTTAAACAGCAGTCTGATCTGCTTCTTCTCTATTCTGTCATGGATTTCATTTGGTATCTGTCTGTTGGCCACAATATAGCCGATCATGATGCCGATTGCTGATGTATCCATCGCTGAAATATCGAAGTATCTGATATAGCCGTCCTCGTGTACAAGTTCCATATAGAGTCTGTCACTTCTTCTGGCGCATCTGACACTCTCGATGTTATTGATCTTCGTTGCATAAGCTGCTACTGTCTTGTTTACATAATTCTCGATTTCGCTATAGAATTTATTCATTGTTCATTTCTCCCTTCAAAATATAATTCGAGGAAGGCCTCAGTCCTTTCCCTTCTTCTGAGAAACCTTCCTCCAACGTTTATTCGATCGTTTGTCTTATTGCGCATTGTTTTATGAATTCCCAGAACAGTTTCTGGTGAAATATCATACTTCTTGGCCAATCCTTCGGCCCATTCCTGATCATTCATCTTCTTCATCCTCCGGTATCAACATATCTTTGGTGAACAAATATGGAATACCATAAGGAGACTCAACTCCTTCACACTCATATGTTCGAGCCAGTCCATTTGGTGAACTAGCCCTCTTAACTTTATTTATCTTGGATATCCTGGTAGTATATCCGTGAAACTTAAGCATATCCGGTACTACTGCCGTATCCTTCCTGTTACAGATAAGCGTTACCATGTCGCCCACATTTAATTCTGGTGTATATTCTGTTGCCATTTCCTTTCCTCCCGCATCTAGTCATCTTCTGCCGACATATACTCTAATAACTCTTCAGAGTTCATTCCTCTAGTCGCTTCGAAATGCTCTGTGGCCATTCGATTAAGAATTTCCGAGTAAGTAACGGAGTCAAAAATATTAAGTTTTTCTCCGATTCTAAGAGTCCCAACAAGAAATCTTGCGCTCTGATCCATCCCGTCAAGCATTGATTCTTTGAGTTTCTCCTTCTCCGGCGCTAATGCGATATCTGCCAGTGCTTTCAATAAGTCATCGATCATTTTTGTCCTCCTTTACATCATCACATACCGGTTCCAACTTCTTTTTGCCTTTAAGCCATAGTCGATAGCCATCTTCCTGCCAGCATTTCTAAATGCCGCTACGGCGCCGTCATAATTCGGATGGTCATACCAGACAGTAGCGCCACGTACTGTTCCTTCACGTATCGACAGACTATTCAAGGTCCACCAGCTCCATTCACAAGTATCGGTATCGTCTTTGAAAAACAGCGTGTTATAATTTCTACGCGGGATTTTTCCGACACGTTCTTTTACTCTTCCAGTTTTGTAATTTAGCGTATAGCACCAAACTGGTTTCTCGAAGAGTATGATCTCGATCGTCTTAATCGGTACTTCGATCATTTTGGTTTTTCTCCTTTCGTTTATTAAATTGTTTTGATTAAAAATAAAAGGGAATCAATCGATTCCCTTCATTTGCCATATTAAGTTGTAACTTTGTGTTATCTACATACATTTACTTTAGGCAGCGCCATCATTCCGTCATAGAGTATATGTCCGACTCCATCGCATACCGCTCCAAGCCCCAGGCTGGTGGTCAGCAACATTGTTGCCGTTCCCTCAACCATCGCTTTGGATGCGATTACGAATCCATCTTTCATAAGATCCATTCCGTCAAGTATAGTTGCTCCATGTTTTTCAATATCTGTAAACATAACGTACCTCCGTTAATAACTTGTTTTATCTGCTATTATAAGAAGTGTGAATTTTGCGAAAAAATAAAACAATCGGCGTAACTAGTATTGCCTCAGACTCCCTTAAGATGTAATGAAGTTCTGCACACTCATTACGTTTAATCGCAAGGTGCCTTATACACCACTAGTATTAGATGTATAAGTATCTCTCGCCCCCGGTGTTGGTTAACCAGTCCCAGCCAAATATATGACCGCGATCTTAAAGAAGTTGTTAAGAGAAATTGTTGGGTTTCGAACCCGACCTCCGCTTTCGCGGTATTCTACCAATAAACTATCAATTTCTCCTATTATGCAATGTGTGAATTTTGCGAAAATATAAAAGGGCTGATTAAGCCCTTCCATATTTGTTCCTGTTTCTTGTGCTTTTTCTCACACCTTCCTTTCCTGCGATCTCCTTTCTGAGATTTACAATATCGGTTGCCAGTTCTTTGATTTTGGCTGAAAGCTGTCTGCCCTCCTCAAAATCGGTCGATTCCATAAATTTCCCGATAGTGTGCTGAAGCAGCATCTTCTTTCTTCTAAGTTCGTCTCTTGTGTCCATTGTATTTCTCCTTTCGGTTATCCTATTAGAAGGAGTGTCATTCTTGCGAAAATATAAAGGAGCTCTCAGATTCCTCATCAAGCTCCTCTACATATTCTTTAAATTCTCCGTAGGTCGCAAACTCCATCTTTCGTCCGTCAACCTCGGCCACAAATGCATAGCCGTTGTATCCTTTTTCTTTTGTCATGGTTCTGACCTCCTTTCCTATAAAGAGGTCTTTGAGTTTTGCGAGGAAAAAAGAAAAAGCCCTGTAACCAGGGCCAATTGTTCAAAGCTTCTCGATTATCCGGCCTACATCCCAGGCATCGTATTTTCCAGTTTTGATCAGTCCAACGGCTGCTTCGGCTCTCTCTGAGTTGGTTACTTTGTCAAGTACCCTTCTCATGTCGTAGTCGTCCCAGCCCTGTTCTGCCATTGCCGTGATTACGGTTCCTCGGTTGTATACCTTCCTCTCAGAAGTGTCTTCGAACTCTTTCCTAAGTTCGGCTTTTTCTTCCTCCTGTCTTTTCTGCTCTTCATCATAGTGTTCATTCAGTGCTGTCATAAAATCTCCAAGATTTTTCCAAAAATCATTCTTAGCCATTTTATTGTCCTCCTGTAATTTTTAACTAAGATTTATCTGCTATTACAAGAGGTGTGGATTTTGCGAATGGCAAAAATAAAAGGAAGTGTAGATTTCACAAACTACTTATGAGAGTAACAATCCTTGATAAAAGTTCCTCTCTAAATATAACTCGGTCAAGCGCTGGCTCAACGTCCATATGCTTATCAAATGTTTTGATCAATCCTCCGTTCGGGGAAATTTCGAAATATAACGTTAGAAGCTCATACAACTCTTCTAACACCTTCTCGTCCGGAGCCATCTCTCAAATTCCTCCTTAACTATTCGATATGGTTGACCCGCTCCCCTTGGCAGTACCGGACAACCTTTTGTATTTAGTAAACGAGTCGCTTCTTTTCTGCTAAACCCGTACAATCTCATCACGTCCCCCATACCAATAATTATTATGTCTGTATCCATAGTTTCCTCCCTGGGCAAAATATAGTTGTCTTAGTAGCCTAAGTCAAAAGCCAAGGATGGACACAAAAGTAAACGAATGTTAAACTTTGGATAAAGATGGGAAAGGGCAAAAAAATATAGGACTTGTAAGAACTGCGAGTACTTTATAAAGTACAAGAAAGGAGGCAAAAATGGGAAGACATAGAGGTTCCGGAGAAGGCTCCATCTTTAAATCCGGAGATCTATGGAGAGGCCAGCTGACACTAAATGGTAAGAGAAAATCTGTCAGCGGCAAGACAAAGAAAGAAGTAGCAGATAAACTGGCTAAGCTTCGAACAGAATATAACACCGGCAACTACGTCGAGCGCAATGACGTTACTGTTGAAGAATGGGTGAATTATTGGCTTGAGAATAAAGTCAAACTCAAACTCAGTGAGCAATCGTATATACATCTTGAGGGTTTGTTTCGCAACCACCTACTAAGGGAGATCGGTGATGTCAAATTACAGGACCTTACACGGCCGCTGCTTGAAGAGACTTATGCTAAAGTGTTTCAAAGGAAAGGAACCGAAAAGAATTATCGGCAAACCGATTACTCTCACAGCACCGTCAATGCGCTCAGCGTACAAATGAAAAAATGTCTGCAGTATGCCGTAGACTCAGACATTATTGCTAAAAATCCACATAACGGAGTCGAGCTTCATAAGCTTAGACCACCAAAGAAAATATCAGCACATACCAATGCTGACCAGGCTAAAATTGTGAAAAGATGTAAATATGGAAAGGCTTTCGAGAGAGTTTACTACTTCCTGATCAGCACAGGTATGCGCTTTGGTGAAGCAATTGCCCTGACTTGGGATGATGTGGATCTTAAGACCGGTAAAATATCGATTAATAAAACAGCGGTCTCAATACACGGTAACATGGAAATCCAAGATCGCACTAAGACTGCTGCCGGAACAAGAACGATTTATGTTGGTGAAAATATAACAGACTGGCTCAAGTGGCATAAGGACACTCAGGACCCAGAAGCCAATTACCGAAATCTAATATTCCCCAACACTCGTTACAACATAACAAACCAGGCGAATGCTATTGCCGCCTGGAAGAAAATATGCGAGCAGCTAGGCGTAGAATACATGGGTATTCATGCTCTGCGTCATACTTGGGCAACCAGAGCCCTCGAGGCCGGCCTTGATATTAAAGTGGTTAGTCAAATGCTCGGTCATAAAAATGTTATAACTACAATGAATATCTATCAAGACGTTCTGGATGCAGAAAAAATCAAAGCTGCTCGCACATTAAATGCACAGTATTAACCTCAAAGCGTTAAAAACAGAACCTATACGTTAAAGAGGAAATATACTATGCAGTAAAACCGTGCATTTACTGTAACAACTGAAGTGTAAGGATCAGACCAAAAATATCATTGTTCTACGAGTAACCCTCTTGAGTCGTCTTTTTCCATCTTTTTGCACTTAGTTGCACAGTAAATGCACAGCGGTTTTGGCTCACTTTTGAGTCATGCTCAAAATATCACACTTATCATCAACCTCGAAGTCACCTCTTGTGATAATCGAGATCGTCGCCATGGTGTTGCCACCTTCTTCTACAAACTTAATGCCCATTTCTTTGAGGCGTTCCTTGAAAGCAAGATATGCTTTATGCTCTCTGGGCATATAAAAGTTGTATTCTTCTTTCTTTTTATAGTACATTACTAGTTTCCTTTGACGTATTTAACATTTGGATCAAGTCCGGTTTCAGGACTTACCACTGACCATGTTCCATTGGTTTTTTTCCACCGAGTCTCGTAGACATTCCAGCTTGTACCAATCTTGATGTAAAACTTTTTCGAATCCTCACCCAAAGTTACAACAATCGTATGATTAGCGGTAATATTGCTTAGACTATACTCAAGATGTGAACCTGGTGTAAATGGCGCATTTAAGGTTATAGCAAGTTTGAACTGCAGCGTATCATTATTTGAATCACTGGCGTCATCCTTGGAATACTTTATATAGATTTCGTGATCCCCGGAAGTCAAACTATATGATAATGTTTGAGCCGTGGATTTGTTGTGCGTTGATGTGTTACATGCCAGCTCATAACTTGAGTCGGTTATTTTAGCACCACTACTGCCAGCAGCATAGTAATTTGTGTCAAGCGGCACGTCTACTTGACCGAATACACCAAAATCGTATCCCTGCTCCGCGTAGTTTATATAAGTAAATGTAACCGTAGCGGCAACCGGAACGTGAATATTTACCTTACACACAGCTGCAGTTTTACTTATGCCCTTGTTGGTGCTCTCGTAATACCCATCTTCATTGATAGAAAAACCATAATCTCCAAGGTTCTCGACCGAATATGTTTCGGCGGTATCCTCTTTAACTACGAGCTGATTTGTTACATCAACACCATTATCTTTTGCAGTAACTCCGCTCTCGGCATTTATCTTAAGAACAAAACTGCTGCCTTCATATACTTCAGTATCCCCGTCAGGTTCAATTGTTACACCGGAAGCAGATGTAGTAATGGTATACTTAGTATCGTTCCAAGAATATGTGACTGTTACGGTAGCGCCGTTGATAAGTCCTCCATAATATCCGATGGTGAATCTGAGATACATATCATCTATCTCTTCTCTTGTCCAATCACCGCAGGATACTGTAATTGTCTGAGCAGATGTCGATGTGAATTTCGTCTTGGTTCCTTTTGCGGTGGAGCCATGATACATTTGAAGATTTGCGGTAGATCTCGATGTACTCTCAAGATGACCTTTAACCTGACATGTTACAGAATCTATAGTGGCGTTTTCTGGTACTCCTTCGAATTCGAACTTGTAATCGATATGCGCGGTTGATGACGAGCCACCGTTTGAATAATCATTACCAGATACCGCAGATGTATCGGCACCTTTTCCTATCGCGTTTTTATAACTTGTACCATTAATAGTTCCGCTTGTCGTATATGATACTGGATAAGAGGTGGCTGTACTTGTTGCCAAGAATACTCACCTCCTAACTCTGAAAATATATATCACCGTCGTTACCAAGACTTGCAGGTGGCGCCGTTGATCCTGTGTAGTATTTCTGCACAACAAGTGTCCCTGTTATAGGAGCGCCAGATGCATCGTGGGCTGTAATCCCAGAAACGAGATTATTGGCCGTAATAGTGTCTGCAGACAAGTCGAGTTTTACAACTCCAAATGCGCTTATCTTATTCGGGTATGGATTGCTCGCCATAAAATATCACCGCCTAACCGATAGTTATTGTATATCCACCTGCTGCATTATCTGTTTCTGTATAAGGAATAGCATTAACAACTACCTGTGAGAGATAGTTATACCCAGTATCAGGAGTTATTGTTTGCTGAGCATTCGTAGGAGTAACAGTCTTGCTCTGAGCATTAACCCCCTCCTCTCCAGACATCGTACCAGTAACACCGAGAATCTCTACACCTTGCCTGATGTTCGCGGCAATAATCTTAGCCTTTTCGGTTGAAGATATTCCTACTTTACCGGAACCATCATGATAACCTTGCTGAATTGTATATTCCTGATCCTTAGTCGCGATTGTCCCGGATGCCCCGCCACGATTTGGCATAGTTCCTTCAAGCTGAGTACCACGCGCATGTGCGGTTTTTCCTGAAAGAATCTCAGCAACAGCTGCCGTGTCGTCCGAAGTATCCGAATCGAATGTGCAAGTTCCTGTTATAGGCGCACCAGATTTATCATGAGCGGTAACACCGTCAAGCAGTTTACTTGCTTCAACTGTGTCCCCAGAAAGGTCAAATTTGGTTTCCCCATGATAAACAAATTTATTTGCATACTGATTTGTTGCCATTTTAATCTCCTATAATTATTGTAAATCCGCCAAATTCGTTGGCCACTTCATAATATGGTTCTGGTTCATGCTCGACGTTACGTTCAATCCTGCCTACGATTTGGGCAGGAGTTTTCATGATTTTTCCGGTGATCGTTGGCATGGTCCTTACGATTTTGCACGTGATCTTCGGATGCTCTTCCAAAACCTCTGCCCTAATCATTAGTAAACCTCCTCAGATATAATGAATTCACTTCTGAGAATCGTATCTACAAAACCCTCAAGATTGGTGTACTCGAGATCGTATTTATACTTACCGAACTTCTGATCTTTTGTATCTTCAGGATAAAAATATAACCGCATCGTCTCTGCCGGTATATCCCTTATGATGAAGCATTCATCTTCGGTAGCTCCCCATTTCTTAGCAACCGCGAATCTAAGCTTCTCACCTTCCTGAAGTGTGTACGGAGTTTCAACCTTCTCGCCAGATTCGTCCTCTGTGACTTCAACAAGAGGAACTGTAACGTAGCCACTATCACCACGTATTATGGTGATCGCGTATGTGTTTTCATCTACTTTGATCATTACAGCTTCCCCTCCTTCTTAAGTCTATCTACCCATTCTTTTATATAAGCATTCTCTTTAAGATCGTCCTTATAATGTTTATACTCATCCCAGAAGCGCTGTTTCTCAGACTCATAAATATTCTCGCCACGCTCAATGTCAGCAAGGTATCTGATAAGAAAATTTTTACATGTTTGAACGTCCAGCTTTTTTATGGTCTGTTCCATGCCGTCGAGCTTTGTATTTACAATCTTGAACTGATCTTCAAGCAGCTTCTTTAAGAAATCCCTGATTGCGTTCCTCAAATATCTAACTCCTCCAATCAGTCCAACTATAAATACTACCGCTATTGAAATTTGTTCTAATGTGAGGTCCTGAATCATTTCTTAACCTCCTGCATCTTCGCTATGGTGTCATTACCGACGATGCCATCGACAGTGATTCCCATATCTTTCTGGAACTTCTTGACTGCTTCAAGTGTTCCGTCACCGAATATGCCGTCAGCTGTAAGTTCTATTCCATACCAGATGAAGAATTTCTGCATGAGTTCTACTCGCTTGCTGATTTCTCCGTGTCTGATAGGCGCTGTTGTGTCTACAGAGCTGTTGTATCTGTGTACTCTCTTAAATCCGTCATACCTGCCGTCTGTAAGACTTGCAGTATGAATCGAATTATTCCACTTGGACGAGTTTCTAACATTGTCGTCTCCGCTGGACGCTTCTGCTATCTTGCCGTTTCCGATATAGATAGCAACATGCTTGTCGTTACAGAGAACGTCTCCAAGTTCAAGAGTGGATTTCGCTGGCTTTCCAAGATTTGTAAAGAGAGAGGACTTATCATATCCCGTACCCTTTTCAAAGTTCCAAGAAGAACCTTTTCTACAAAGCTCCATAGCCTTCGGAACACAGCCTCCATGTGCCCATGCCGCACCGACAAACGGATTACAGCAATATGTTCTTTCGTAGTCCGTGATACCAGCCTTGCTTCTTCCGCCCGAAGTTTTATTAGTTCCGCAGAAGTAACATCCGTTGTGATGTGCGTTCGGACTCCATTTGCTTGGGTCTGAGCTTCCATGCTTATTCGTATAGCCGTAGTGGAACCTATTATCTCCCGCTATCCAGCAAGCCCATCTAACTGCATCGGCTTTTACTTCGGCATTGGTCTTTACAATCTTTGTCGAAGGAAACTCTCCGCTATAAGGAACTTTGACTGGTTCATCTGGCCAGTACTGAACGTAGCACTGGTTCATATCTACTCTGCCCTTGATGCCGTTGACTGAACCGTCTGACGAGTACTGCCACATTCCCATCTTCGATGCTGGCTTGTATGTCATTGTGGAGTTGTACTGGGCAATCCAGAACGGACTGGCTGAATAATTCTTTGCCGTGTTCTTGAGGTAGTTGTTCCACCAGTTGAGATTTGCGTATACTCCGCCACGTCCACCGAGAGCCTTTATCTTGTTCAGAAACGCAGGAGCAACAGTATCGGCATACTTGCCGAGTCCTTTTGCTTCAAGGTCGATATAAATCGGCATATCAAGGTCGTAAATTTTGCAAGCCGCAAATATCCTTTCAGCCTCAGCCTCGGCCTGTGCTTTGGTCTTTGCTCTACTGAAGATATAACTTCCGATATGCATTCCGACTGCCTTTGCGTTTACCATGTTTTCGGTAAACCTCTTGTCAAGTGTCGTGCCGTCTGCATAACGAATGATTGCTCCAACTACGCCATCGGCTTTGACTTTTGTCCAGTCTATTTTGTCCTGCCAGTCAGATACATCGATAACCTTATAGACTGGTCTTTTCGGCTTTACTTCTTCCAGCTTGGGAATGGGCGCCATGTTGTCGCCTGTAGTCTCACTGTGCAGACAATTTCCCATATATGGAGCGTTGTATTTGTAGCCCGAGGAATCTATGCCGTTGCCATAGGTATATTTGTGGTTCGGCTGTTTTTTAATCCACTTTATCGAGACTTTCCTGTTGGCGAGTGTGTCTGTTACGCCCTTCTGATAGAAGTCGATTGCTCTGCCCTTGAGGTGTCCAGAGTTCACTACCGAGCCTCTCAGCTCTTTATTTCTTCCTGTGCATCTAAGACCCTGCGTTACTGTGATTGGCTTATTGTAGTGGCTTCTTATCGTCTGGATATGCATCAGCTCGTTGGCTTTCATATAGGACGGAAAACCACAACAGAACCTGCCGCCACAGTCGCATCTGAACTCCTTTGGGTCGAAGTTCTTTGTCAGTCTCAACGTGTTCCAGACAGTTCTCAGCATGTTGTCTGTGTTAGTGCCGTAGATGCCGTCTGCGTCTTTTTTACGAAGCATGTACTTTGACTGGAGAGCCTTGATTGTTGCTTCGTTGTATTCAAGGCCAAGTTCTTTGAATATGGCCTTTCTTTCATCGAGTGTAAGAAGTGCCATTATTCGTCCTCCTCGTAATGATTAGGTTCATCCTCGCCATCGTTTTCCAGTGCATAGAGCGTGTCAGAAAGCTGTACTTCTGGCAGTCCTACTGAAAGAGATGTGAGGATTGACAGTATGCCAGCCAGCGCTGATGCCGAAAGGACATAAACCCAATTTACATCTGTAATAACCATAGCTGTTCCTATTGTTGCTACGGCAGTCTGACATATTGTTTTGATTGCTCTAATAAGAGCCGCCTTCCAAAAGTCTTTGTTCATTTGATTATTCCTTTCTGTCTGCCCTTGCAGACGCCACACATAAACTTGCAAAGAAAAAGCCGACCCATGTGCCGACTATCAGACCGATGATAAACATTGTATCTTTCTCCAATAAAAATGCCCCGAAGGGCTAAGTTATCTATAATAAACACTTAATATAGCCGTCGTTTTGTAATCTCCTGAGCCATATCTGCAATTCCTTATTTGAAATGTTCTGTTGCCATTAGATACATTCAGATTGCACAGACCAATATCAGTTGATGTAAAATAATATCCACTCACATTCCATACCGCCTTTAGTGCTACGATTGGTGCAGTTCCCGTATAACAAACACCGCTTGTTACTCCAATCGCCACCGAAATTTCTTGTGCAGAACTTGGTACAGTTACAGTGTTGGTATTGCCCGTTGCAGTACCTGCAAGTTTCCATTCGAGAGCGTCCGCTTGTGGTGGTGCCACTCGTTCATACTTTATACCATAAATTTTGTAAGGTACACACGCATTGACATTTGCAGTGCCGTTGTAATATCCCGTTGTAAAGGATAATGTTGCCCCATTTAAAGTGACGGAACGATAATACCGACCACCATTTGTATGTGTAAAATCTGCACCGCAAGGGCTGTTGCCTGCAACCACCAAAACGCTCGGTAAGAACAAATACCCGCCATTGTCCATTGAAAAGATTATTTCGTAAGCGTCATACTCGTTAGCAAAAGCTAAGTCAAATGCGGCGCTCCCACTTGATAAACTTGGATTAGTCCACAGCAGTTCCTTGTACTCGCTCGGAGTAGGCGGTAATACCTCGTTCAGTATTGACTTTAAGTCGTTTCCTGTTATTAGTTCTGTACTCATTTATTTCCACCTACCTAATCTGTAGTTTTTGTGTATTCGCAAATAATATATGCTGTTGTGATATTGGTTAAACTTGAACCTACTTCAATGTATATATAACCGCCCGAGTAATACATGCCTATTTGATATGCGAATGTATTTAAATGGGCTTTAGGTATTGGTGCTTGTGCTCCACCCGACTCTTTCTCCATACCTCTCAATGTAACAAGAGTGTCGATGTTGCTCGGTGCGGTTATAGTATTAAGCCCTGCTGTTATACTTGCCGCTACTATTACCTTTCTGTATATTGGCTTTCCGTCTATCCAAGTTCCGATTTGCTGTTCTTCTGTCGAATAGTTCGGATATTCTACTTGTGGCGGTGCTACTCGTTCGTACTTTATGCCGTAGATTTTGATAGGTATGCAGTTCTTGTTTGATACAGAAACCGATGCTCCTGAAATCAATGCTCCGTCCCCGATAGTAACTTGGTTACCATTGATTGTTACTGTCCTCATACAAAAAGCACCGCCACTCCCCTGCGATGCTATAATTGAGCCCAAACCGCCATTAGGAAATGCTGATGTATTGAGTAATTTATTGACATCTTGAAGCCCATACTCAGCCACGATTTCTATGCCACTATAGTCCGTTAAATTGGATATAGTTATTGTCTGAGATGCAAATGCTGAATTTGGGCTTGGATTTGTCCACAACAATTTTCTGTACTCGCTTGGGCCACCTTCTGCATTTATATCATCTAAAAATGATTCTATTTCCTGTGCTGTCATATCATCAGCACTTGCTCCAGCACCACCAGCTCCGCCATATTTCTTTCCACTCTTATAGATATAAGGCATATTCCCTCCTTATGCTGTTCTGTGCCAACGGTTTACTACGATGTATGGTTGCATGTTGTTGTGAGGTTGTGAGCCGCCATTATTTTCGGTATAATCCCAATACCTCCTGCGAATTGTTGTAGTTGAGGAATTGGTTAGACCAGCATTGATTGCCTCTCCAGCAACTATAGTCCCGTCGCCATGAATGATATTTGCTCCATATTGATGTTTGTGGGCTGGAATCTCATTTGCGGCTAGAGTGTGCTCTGCCTCTCCGCCAGTATCACCAATCGTGTAATTCGAACCAGCAGATACATGAACCTGTCCTTCGTTCTCAAGCACCCAAGTACCGCCCCATGTAACATTAGGGTCGAAAGAAGCATTGCTTGTTTCGTAATAACTTCCTACTGGATAATAGAAGTCGATGTTAGCTTGGTGTTCAGATACGGTTGATGCGTACTTGATTATGTAGTTTGTTACTACATAAGGTTGCATGTTGTTGTGAGCAAGACCGTCGCCAGTAGCTTGTGTCGTGAAATCCCCATCGTATGTAGAGCCTCCCAAAGGATTCCAACCTGCACCGCCAGTGTAATTGTTTACCGATGTTCGCTTCATGCTTACCGTGTGGCTGTGGCTTGGCATCTCACTAACACTGAGCGTGTGGGTTTCTTCTCCGCCAGTATCACCAAGACTATAATCTGTACTTGCGCCTACAGCTACATTTCCTCTAAGGTCTGGAATATTGAAAGTCGTACTTCCGTCTCCAGCTCCATAGGTCGTTCCAATAACACCAAATAAGGCGGCATAGTCTGTTCGACTTACCGCCCGTCCATCACATATTAGCCAATATGAAGGGTCTGATGCGCCACCAAACGGAGCTATGGTTCCGATTGGTGTATTGTCATCGAGGAACACATTCCCCATTATCCCATCTTTGATGAAATATACAGTGCCGTCATCTCTTTCTTCTGGAGTAAGAGCATTGAACTCAGCCTGTGTTATTTCTTCGTGGGCTGTATCTCCGAGGTTGAGGTCTTCCGTAACCAAGCCTTCTACAAGTGTTACGCCATTTATCGTCGGCTTGTGCAGAAGGTCTGGGTAGTTCATTGTGCCTCCAGAAGAACCATCTCCTGCTGAAGCACCAAATTGGATGCCATATATCTCTGTCGGAACGCATCTGCCGTCATCTTGAGTTTGAGTACCGTAGCTTCCGTACGTTGCAAATCTAATGCCCATTCCAAACACAACCGAGGAAGTCGTTGTCGTGATGAGCCTTGCTCCTAAATATTCAGCGCCTACTGCGCTTATTTCAATGTCTGAAATTCCAATAGGAACTCTATAGACGGCAACAGGAGCTCTGTTCATATAAGAGCGCAGATGCACTTCTAGGGCATCATATATGGATAAATCTTCATTACTAACAACTGTCTGGGCTGGGAAAGACACTGTTGGGTCTGGATTAGTCCACAACAGTACCCTTCTATCAACCTCATCGAAGGTTTCGGCTATCTCGGCAAGATATTCTTTTTCGTAAATCTTACTCATTAGTCTGCTCCGCTACTGGGTGCGTAAAACTCTGTCTGTCGATATACTTTCCGTCTGGCCTCATGATTATTGCGCCATGCCTGAAGTGCTGAGATACAGCCGCTTGGCTGAGAATAATATGATACGAGGACATCGCCTCGTTCTCAGTTGCTCTTGGATATGCAATAGTCTGTGGCTCTGCTCCTTCTGTTGGCTCCCAAATCTCTAATACAAGAAACATAACTACCTCCTTTATTCATTATCTGGATGTATTGTCCAGCCTCGTCTCGCAAATGCGGTCAGAAGCTTATAATCAATTCCAGAACCGTCATTGTCGTCAAGCTCGAATACTATATCTCCGCCTTCACCAAACCATAGGACATGTGATTCATCTGGCGCTTTTGTAAACAGACTTATAGAATCGTAGTCTGGATTCGCATCTATAAGGAACGTGCCAAGTGGGACAATAGTCTTTGCGGCTGAGGTAGCCTTTACCGCTCCACCGTCAACTACCTGTGCAACAAATATAATGTCGTACTGCAGATCAACGCTCAGATTAGTCTCTTCAGATACAGTCCATGTTGAAGTCTTGACGGCTGTCGTTGTGTCTGGTTCACCTATCTGTGTTGGTGTACCAGTCTGTCCCGTCTGTATATAGAATGCCGTTACGACCGTGCTGGCATTTTCATATACTCCGACAGACGTTTCTTTAAGGCCTGGAGTTACGTGAACGGATATGATTGCACCTGTGGCAAATTCATCCTCAACATATACATCAGATGACGGAGAACTTCTTTTCGCCCTACTTGCGTTTGGCGTCTGTAGGTCTGCTGCTGTGTACTGGTATTTCCAGACTGCGTATAAATCTACATTTCCGCTTGGTGCAAGATTTGTTACGCTCTGCCCATCGGAATATACAACCGCACCAGTCTCAGATGTCGCCCAGCCGAGGAACAGATAATTCGCCCTGCTGTAGCCATTCGTTCTCAGCGTTCCAGAAACGTCATAAGTAAATGTGCTCTGCGCTGTTGAGCCTGTAGCATCTGTAGCATTTGCGTTGTAGGTTACTGTGTACTCATTAGCTTGCCACTGAGCATAAAGTGTTACTGGCGCTTCTGTGGTATATGTTCCAGAAGGGTAGTAGTCATCGCCAGAGCCATCTGCTTCGGTGTTCCACTTTACAAAAGTGTAGCCTGTTCTTGTAGGCTCGGTTGCCGTCAGAGTTAAATTGTGTGTATAGTACTTGGTCTGGTTTGGCGGCACTGTCTGCCCGCCATTAGCGTCATAAGTTACAGCGTAAGAAGCGAGGGCTGGTATCGTAACATAGCCAGTTACTCCAACCCACTCTCCAGTCCAGCTACCAGCGCTTGACCATACGTAAGCCGTAACGCCTATGGTCTGTGCGGATTCTCCCTTGTTGTAGGTATAAACTTGGGTTCCGATAAGAGTTACAGTTTTATCTGATTTGAAAACGGTTTTTCCGCTCCCTCCGACTGCTCCATATCCAGTTGCTGACTGCTGTCCATTAAATGATGCGCTTACAGTAGAGTCGATGTGCACGCCACTATAAGCCGCAACAGACATCTGAGTAGCAGACTCGCCAGAAACCCAGTATTCAAGCCACGCTTGGTAGTGTTTGTAATATGATGAACCAGACGGCTTCCAGCCTTTGCTGTTATATCCACTATAAATTGCCATGATTCACCTTCCTATGTGAGTGTCTTTACTACGGATAAATGCCCGTTGCTTCGACCAAGTATTGTATATGAACCAGCTAAGGTTACTGTGTCGCCCTCGAATTTCATGTATCTTGGACGAATATCTGATGACACTAATCTCTTGGCATTGAACGATTCGTCATCAGCCCAAGATACTGTATTACCAGCGCCCTTGATAGTTACTCGTCCGTCAGTTACCTTTACCGCACCGCTCTGTGATACGACTGTTACGGACGGCTCCTGCGGGTCAATTACTACACCTCTTTCAAGGACTGCAATTCTGTTGTCGAGGTTTACTATGTTGACGTTGGTAGCGGTTATTGCTGTGTTGATGTCGCTCTGCCCAGTCTGGAGTCTTGCGATGTCTGCCGCCTGTGATGCGATGTTTCTTGCATTTCCGTCTGCCTGTGTATGCAGTGCTGAGATGTCTACAGCTTGGCTTGATACTGTAGTCGATAAATTAGATATAGTCGATTCAGCATTTGCCGCCCTGTCCGACAGCCCGCCTTTTCTGAACGAAATAACTTCTTCGCCATCTCTATCGAGGCTTGCGTATGAAACTTCTGTCTTTTCACCACTTGCGTTGTAGTAGTAATACTTATCTTCTTCGGCATCGTGCCAGACGTCGTATGTTGTGCCGCCTGTTGTGTACTGGTAATAGACATCTCCTTCAATAGTTGTTTCATATTCGTCCCGCAGTTCTGTGAGTGGCTGGAATATTACTTTGCTACCGCCTATCGTAAGTTCGCCAGTCGTATGGTTGAACTCAATGTATCCATCGTCTCCGCCAATACGCTGGTTTCTCGTAGAGCTAAACTTGATGTTCTCACCAAAAGTGCTTACCAGTTCTCCATCGCCATCATAAATATAAAGCCCGTCACTGGCTAAAAGCACCTTGTAATCAAGCGCATATTGTTCTTCCGTTGCGTCGCCTTTGCCGCTTGGAAGGACCCACAGACCTCTGGATGTTACAGCAAGGTGAGACATAATATAGTCCGTTTGGCTATCAGTGATATCCAAAATATACCAACCTTCTTCCGCCGGATTCTTTGTTGGATCGGGTGTAGCTATCGGTACGTAGTCACCGATGACGCTGTTGTATACAAAATATACTGTTCCTTCCTGTACACTCGTATCGGTTGTCTGTTTGTATGAACCATGAGACTCTATCCAACTGAGTGTTCCAGCAACATCTTCAATTATTGAAAGTTGAATCTGTGCACTATTAGCGGCATTAAACGCAGTCCGAGCATCTTCTACGGCTTCTTCCGCCGCATCATGAGCCTGATCAGCATAGTTATATGCTATTTGAGCGTTCTGCTGAGCTTCTAGAGCAGAGTCAGCAGCAGTCTTGGCCAAATTGCCAGCGCCCTCAGCTATCTGAGTTGCGGCATTGGCTACTGTATCGTCTGTAGCAGGAGATGTCTCGTTTCCAAGAAGCCACGCACGACCGCCTGCAATTCTTACCATGACGTCATCCCCGACATTAGCATTATTGGTTTTCTGGACTGGTGTCTCATCAACCCCTCCGGGGATTTTTACCCATACGATATTGCCTTCTTCTCGGAGAACAGTCGCTTTGACGTCGTAGGGTTTTACTTTACGCTCATCAGATTCGGATACAGCTTTGTATAAATCACTAGCTATCTGATTTATATTACTCATAATTTAATAACCTCCTCTGATGTTCTGGCGTTATAACCAAGCTCTATACTTTGGCTCTTGACATAAAAAATCCCACTCACATCCTGAGCAGGATAGTTGATACGTATACAGTCTCCGGGATACACCGATGGATGATATCGTCTGCTGTAAGAAATATTAGTTGCGGTTCTTTGATACTCTTTGAGCATTCTATTGGCATACTCGGCTAGTGTTTCATTAGTATTAAGAATGACGTCTGTATCTTCATACCACACTTCTCTACCTCTACTTACAGTAGACAATGGGCTTCTTGGATCGTCATCTCTCGCAACAGCATAACTATCATCCAGAGTGCATCTCAGAATATTCGGAGCACTATACCAATCATATGAAATATCAATTTCAGACTCGATCATATCGTTTTCGTTGGCATCAAACATCGCTTTTGGGTCTTTGTTGATTGGTTCCACAAATATAGACCCATAGCCATCAAGTCTAAGTCGCCAATTCATAGCGTCAAGGATCTTATCCGCCATAGATAGGTGGTTTTCCCTCTGCTCCGCGATTATTGCCTGAGATAGAGACGGCGCGTTATCGGCTATATGAATTGGGACATTTACAACGTTTAATAGCTGCTTGATCATCTTTCCGGCATTGGCTTCTGTCGGAGCATACCAACCTCTTGGAAGAAGAATATCCTGTGCGACTTTAAGAACCGAGTAGCATTCAACTTTATTAGTCTTAACTCTCCCTGTGTAATTATGTTCTGGTGATGTAGCAAGACCGGTGAATAAAGGAATATGGCTGGACGAGCCGTTTTGCTTGACATCCAGCCATATTCTTATAAATTGTTCTGTTTTACTACTGTAATCCCTACAGTCAACATCCGCAGATTCTCGAAGATCCGTAAGAGATCGTTTTACTGTTCCTTCAATCAGTTCCATTCTATCGATATCACGCATAGTGGTTTTATCCAATATAGATAAATAATACCTAGCACTGTAACCTTTACTCCAGTCCACGATCTCCTACCTCCATTTATACTAAATCTTAGATGTCCTCTTCTTCATCTTCCTGTTCTTTGACCCATTCCTCGTATGTAACGCCGTCAAATCCTTCGGCGTCAACTTTATTGATATCAAGTGAGATTTTCGAAATTTTTCTAGTCCATTTCTCTTCTCTGTTGTCCTTCACATCCACGTTTGCCGTAAAACTTGAACCATCTGGCATTCTCACATGACAAATGCCAGGATATACAGCAAGCCTTCTTACGGCCTCGATCTGATCAGGCTCGAATTCAACCGGAATGGTTATAGACGCCGATGAATCTTTCTCTACACCCGGATTCCAATCACCCTGAATAGACCCACCAAGGTATTTCGTCTTGGTGAAATCTTTCGTCCAGCTATTTGAGATTGAAACATCATATGGCAGAATAAGCTGCTCGCCATTGAAGTCTATTATGATTCCAAATCTATCGTGTTTGTACTGCTCGTTTTCACTAGCTTCGAAATCTGTCCAGGCAATAACATCATCGTCTGTAATATAGTCGCCGTTGAATGTTCGATATACAACTCTTATTCCACCGAAATCTCCAAATGCAGGATATGGATCAACATACTTCGTTCCGAACTCTGCCTCTTTGATTATAAGCTCCGGAGCATCGGCCGATAACCTGTAAATATCAGCAACGTCCCCTTCAGCCCATTCCACCGGCTTGATAGGAGTAATGAATGTTACATTATTCTCCTTATCAATTGAGACTGTTGCTTCAGGAACGACTGCTTGATGAGTCCATTCGACTTCAAAATCGAGTATTGCTTCAGCCATCTGACCATAAGTGTCTTTGGCTATAGCTATGATTTTATAGCTGGCGCCATCATCTAAATATCCAAGAAGATCTTCCTGTCTAATTGTGATAGCATCCTCGCCATTCTGAGTCTTTATGAAGACTGTCTCGCCTTCAAAACCCTCATGCTCAGACCCATCCGGCCTATCCATGTAATATGCTTTGGCTCGCTCGAGAATATAAGTCGTAGTCCCACCAATACCGGCTCCTGTAGCTTTTACCGTAAGTGGCATCTCCTTAAGGGCCAAATATCTCCTCGTGATTGAGTCTCCTTCGCCGGATATAGTCTCGGTTTCCTCTACAAGAGAGTGCGAGACTATTTCAGCATGAAGCTCGTCTGCAATCGTAACAGGCACAGGAGCAGACCAGCCTTCTGATGGCTCACCTGAGGCCGCTATTACTCTAACAGCAAGGTTGTGAGTCTCGTTTGAATTCCAGCCCTGTTCTTCAGCGCTTATAGTGATGTGCTGCGACGTATTGGTTGAACCTATTGGCTCACCATATGTAATCGTTCCATCAGCTGCCACAGTAGCTTCACAAACTTCAGCGTACATCTGAGCGGTACCATCGGTTGATACATAAGCCCAGTAGCATGTAACAGAACCTGTCTTGGATATAACGCCATCAGACAAGACAAGTGCTGGCGTATCAGGAGAACTTGATAATTTTAGCGATCTTGTTTCACAATATGTGCCATAAGTAATAGACTCACCGATTACCTTAAGAAGACGTATTCTGAAATACCATGTTCCAATATCAAGTCCGGCAATATTCCATCGACTAGCATTCGTATTATTGACGACATAAGTTGTTGGTTCACTAGTCGACTCCCATGCATCGTCGTGATTAGCCCAAGATAACTCAGCTCGATTAGCATCTCTCCAAGACCAATTCCATCCTATCTGAACAGTAGAATCATTAATCTTTACGAGACTCACGTTTGAAGGAGGAAGCGGAACATCTCCACCATCCCAGTTGAGATCGGATTCCATCTTGCCGACTCCGTCAATATCGGTAATGATATAATATGTAGGAGCGGAATCTGATGATGGAGAAACCGGAGAATAATTAGCAATATATGCCTTAAGTCCGAAGGATATACCATCTGAACCCGGATCTGGAATAATACAGTCGACAGAATCCCTGTTGGCTGGGATTATACCTATAACAGAATCGAGATTAGGCTCCGATGTTGTCCTCAAATATACGGCAATAAAGGCATCAGAGATAGACGTATTTCTATTAACCGTAACCGTATATAAATTGTTTAATCCTCCGGGAGTGACCGATTTTAATGACGGCTTTACAAGTTTGCCTATACCATTAGTGGCAAGAACAGGCGTTCCATAAGTAACATTATCACCATGCTTATTGTTAACTCTAACAAAAACGCAAGCATCGTCCTTCAAATCGTTTGGAACAGAGAACGACATAGCCCTCTTTCCGGATATTCCACTAACATCTGTAAGGTTTGTCCATCCGCTTTCAACATTAGGACATCCTAATGTCATTGTCATCTTTCCGTCGATTACTTGCGAAGTGACTTCTGGTGCGGAAACAAGATATTGAACCGATACGCTTTCAATCGGTTTCGCAATGCTTGATGGACTATCCCATGCAACTGATACGGAATAACCGCTACCAGATAGCAATTCATATGTAGCAGAAACATTAGTCGCTTTATCCGGTGTAGCATAAACTTGTTTGGCATATACCCAAGCGGAAGAACCCGCCCAGCCATTTGAGCGAATTCTAAACCATCGAGTATACGAATATGAAGATCCTCCAAAACCACCTTCGTCGATAGTCTTTTCGAAGTTTGCCGTAATGGTCCCTTCTTCTGCACCATCCCATTTGACAGCATTGCCGTCTTCAGTATTGCAATCTTTGACCAAAATTGTCTGCCAAGTGGCATTTGTAAACTGTTGGGCCCCTCCATCTGCAGAATTTATCTCGATTTTGAATTTTGACGAGAATGGCGTTTCCTTTTCGACAGTCACTTTCGGCTGCGGCGGAATAGCTATAGAGAATACGCCACTTGACACCCATCCAGACCAACTTTTACCGCTTTTCTTACCTCTAACCATGAATTGAACACTAAGAGGTGCTAGCCAAAGCGTATAAGCGGAAGCGTTTTTATCGATGTTGAATGTTGCCCAGCCACCGCCGTTCACATTATAACCAAATTGCTGATACTTGTATTTGCCCCCGCGTTTCCATGTACATACGAATGCGGTTCCACTTCTACTAATACCAAGCCCTGAAGGCGCTTTACTTGCTCCCATTATGTTGTCCTCGCATTCAATCTGAAACTACGGATCAGATCATCAGCAAACGCCTCTGGATCAGACGATCCGTCTATTGTGATATAGTTATTAAGTGACCTTGAATTCATGGTCTCGGTCATAGCATCAAGCTTGTTTGCCAACCGAACGATAGCATCCATCTTATCATTCTGATTTCTAAAATCGGAAAAGGCGCTTGCCGTAAGAGATGCGTTGATATCATTGACTCCAAGTGACATATCCAATCCGAAACCAGAATCAAACATTCCATTTAATCGATTAACACCGTCATCAACACTTGTTAAATCAACAACAGGCGTTATTGTCGGATTTAAAGCATCGTTTTCAAGTTTATTCGAAACGATATCCATCGCTGACGATATAGCATTGGCTGAAATATCTGCTAATGATGCCGAAGCATCTGCGACATTTTTTGCTGAGCCCGTGATACCTCTAGCCAAGCCGAGACCCAGGAATGCTCCTATTTTAGCCCAAACTCTTGATGGTGATTTGATCTTTGCCTTTGCTTTTACCGCTCTCTCAGCTTTTGCTTCGAGCTTCTCCACTGCTGTTTCGAGAGCGCCAATCTGGCTGTTTAGTCCCCTAACCATACCAGCAACAAGATTTGACCCAACAGTTCGAAATCTAGCAACGTATTTGTTAGACGTAGATACCGATTTCGTAAGCAATGTCTTCATTGCGTCGGATGGTGCAGATTCGTTTTCCTTTATACCAGAAGCAAGATCGGTTACCATCTTTTTACCAGAATACTTAAACCCGGCAAAACTCTTTGATACCTTAGAAGCGGCATTTCCAATTTTAGTGAGAGCTGAACTTATTGTCGTCGCAGTCTTTTCCAAACTATCAGCTTCTTTAGCAAGGCCTTTAACAGATTTAAAGAACGTTTTCATAGCACTAGCAACGCCCGGCAATTGATCTTTAAGGTTCGCAAGTGTCTGTATTGCTGTAGCAAGCATTTGAACACCGGCTCCGATACCAAGTACTGATGCTGCAAATAAGCCAAACGCAACGCCAAGAAGTAATAATGCTGGTATCAATGGTTGCATTATAGCAACAGCTGTTCCAAGAAGAACCATTACAACCGTAAACGATGCGGCAAATGATCCAAGATAAGGCTCAACCGATGCGAGAGCCTGTACACCCATTGCTATAGCCTGCATACCAAGACCTATCGCAAAAGCAGCAATACCAAATCCAGCAGCGGCAAGAACAATAGTACCAAGTGCAAGTCCAAACTTAAGAATACCGCCAAGAGGTATAAATTTGAACACGGCACAAGAAGCTCCAAGAATAATAATAGCTCCAGCAAGCGCTATTAATGCTGACCCAACGCTCTCCATGTTCGCATTGGCTATCTTAAGCACACAATCAACAAGAACATCTATTGCTTGAGTGAAAATATAAATAGATACTGATGCGATTAAGCCAACAGAACCAAGCGCTCCGAGGGCTCCTACAGCAAGTACGAGAACTCCCATAAGTCCTATCAAATACATAAAAGCATTTGATAAAGCCTGGGCATCTATAGTCGTAAGGAGTTGTAATCCGTCGATCAATGTCGTAATAGACTGCACAAATATATAAACAGCTGCGGCATCGAAAATCCCCATTCCCCCAAATTTAGACAATGCTATAGAGGCAACGGTAAGTAAAGCTACGATTTCAGCCAACTTGATCATAGCGTTATTAAGTGCTGCTTGATCTTTAAAGTTGGCCAATATCTCAAGATTGCTCATAAACATCTCAACAGCTTTAGCAAATATCAAAAGTGATACGGAAGCTTTCAAGAAACCAGATGCTTTAAACTTAGACATGGCATAAACGACACCAACGAGCTCCCATAAGATTACACTCATAAATGCAAAGCTAGTCGCAAGTTTATCGGCATCAATATCGCTAAGGTTTTCCATAGCCTTGGCTAAAATATAAACAGCCGCAGCCATAGCAATAAGCCCAGCAAGACCTTTTGTCATGCTCTTACTCGATTTTTCAAAGCCTTTTGAGAAAGACATAGTTACTTTATCGGTTCCGGCTAAAACCTTCGCAATACCAGCAATCGTAAGAAGTAATAACTCAATAGCACCGGCAGCATAAATTATCTTATCAGATGGTAAATCTCCAATTGCCCTCATAGCAGCGGCTAGAACGAACACAGCTGCTGCCATTTTAAGCATGAAATTGCCAACATCTCTGTACTTGCCGTTTTTGTCACCAACAAGCTTACCAAATATGCGTTCTATGAAATTACCTTTTTCGGCTTTTTCGGCTGCCTTATCGGCGGCACCCATTATTCCAGTTATAACAGCAAAAGAAGCAACAAGACCAGCAACAGTGCTTCCGAACAGACCTACAGACTGAGCAGCTTTCTCTGCATCAATCTGAGATAATAAATACAACGAACCAGCAAGCATTGATAATGCGATTGCATATTTTATTACAGTATCAGCTCGAATAGATGCTGTTAATTCCTCAAGACCATCTGCTAAATTCGAAAATACACTCTTTACACTTCCGGAAAGTTTTTCAATATTGCCAAACACATTCTCTATTGATTTGACTATGTTCTTAAACATGTCAACTATACTGGTAGCATGTTCAATCGGCTGAAAGATTGAGTTGATACCTTTAGCCAACATCCCAAACAAAGCAAACAATCCGAGTTTTTTTATCATGCTAACTAGCACTGAAACGTTTCCGAATGTTGCTGCTAATTTTTCAATTGTATGATCAAGAAGCTCGATAACCGTATTTACAATTTTTACAACACCATCGTAAACAGACTTCACAGCCTTTGCTAATTCGTCAAATATACGAATGACAATACTTGCAGCCGCACCGGCAATTTCTGTAATATGAAGAAGCTTAGCAACACCAGTAAGCAAACCATTAATTCCTTCAACAATTACCTGAAAGCCTCTACTTTCGGAAATATGATTAAGAACTTTAGAAGTGAATTCAGCAAAAGCTATAACAGTTTTTCCAACGAGTTTCCATAATGGTTCAAGAGCTACAACAACGGTTCCCACTATTGAAGTGAACGAAACAAATGCATTTTTTACCGCTTCTATAACGTCCTTCAGTCCTATAAATATCTTCGATAAATTGTCAGCAGTTTTAAATAATTTCTCACCGGATTCTGAGCTTCTAGCAGCTTCATGCCATGTGTTCATCCATGAAGTAAGTTCTTCCTGAGACATTACACTCTGGAATTTGCTTGACTGAGAATATAAATCTTGAAGCGCTTCGTCAAACTCTTTTAACCCGATGGTTCCATTATCGATACCATTCTTAACATCCTCCATAGAAATGTTAAGATAATCGGCCAGCATTTTAATACCGTCTATCTTATAACCGTTACCAAAATTCTCAAGACCGGCTCCAAGATCATCTATAGCATTTTTAACAGCTTCTGCCGTATTACCAAAAGCATCGAGAAGATTTGCTTCGTGTTTTAAATTTCCGCCAATCCACTCTCGTAAAGGCTTTCCTATAGTCTTATCGTTGCCACGCTCCATGAATTTAAGCGAATATGACAGAAGATCAAAGAACTGCGTTGCTTTCTCGGATGCTTTCCCAAGTAAATTGGTAGAAGTTGTAAGCGCTCCAGCAATCTTCTCATGAAGCACATCAACAAGAGGCGTTATAGAATTTAAAATATCCCTGGCGCCAGTGAGTGCTGGACCATAAAAGTCGGCACCAATTCTAGAAAGGGCCGCCTTTACATCCTCCATAGCGCCGTTAAACGTCTTAGTAGATTCCTTAGCATGACTACCAAAAGCATCAGACATTGCGGTTGCAAAATCACTAAATGCTATCTCACCTTTCGAGGCCATGTCTCGAACTTCGTCGACAGTCTTGCCATAATAATCGGCCATTATCTGATAGCCATTAATAGAATTGATAGAAAGACGTCTAAATTCGTCTCCCATAGCTGCACCTTTACCGGCAGCATTTAAGAAAATATCCGCAATCTGCTCGAACTGCGCTCCAGACATAGCAGATGCACCGGCTATAGCCAAAATAGCTTTAGTCATGTCTTCATTCATGACTTTTGTTGCCTTTTGTGTGCCGTCTGCTAATGTTTTCGTACTCTCCTCAACACCGATGTTTGATGTCGCAAGCTGCGATGCCGCTTTTGCAGCAACGTCGTAAGAGTATGCCGTTCCAAGAACCGCGTCCATTACTTCCTTATAATAGGATAAGTTCTCGTTGCCTTTCGATTTCTCAACGCCAAGACCCTCAAACTGGAAACTTGCCTGTTCGATATTCAACGCTCTTTGAAGACCGCCGCTGGTTATCGGGGAAATAAGATTATTTATTAATTTTGCACCAGTTCTGGCGACATAGTTACCAATTGTCATAAGTGCACCAGTAGCAATCTTTTCAAGTGCATTAAATTTTCTGCCGGTTTCATCAACAGATTCTCCAAGACTATCAACATTGACGTTCTTTGCTGACTTGGTGATACCTTCGAAACCGTTCTTTGTAAACTCGTCTAATTTTCTATTAAGGAGTTCAAGTCTCGTCGATGCTTCTTCTGCCTTTTTGGTGAAATCATCGCTTTTAAACTGTAACTCGACAACTTTAGTCTCAACAGTTTGGCTCATGAGCTTGTTACCTCCTTCCATAAATCATCAGCAAGTTTTTGAAAAACATCCAGCATAGCCGGATTAATAAAATCGTTCCCATAGACATAGCCACCAGTTCCGGTGCCATGTCCATACTGAACTAAAATTGCGACATTATATCCACCTTCTATGTCGCCGTTATGCCACTCAATAGTGACATTTCCTCCATTCTTAATAACGACGTAATACCAGGAGGAAGCCATTACACCAGTGTCTTTTGGACTGGCGGCACGTAATGCATCGCAACCTCTTTTTCCGGCATCATCGTAGTATTTATCAAATGGGTCTGGTTTAGAAAACTTCTTAAGAAAAGACAACGTCTTCTCCCAACCTTTACCAGCCATAATTGTTACCCCTTTGACGCAAATTTTGCTCTTCTAGCAGCATTTAGAGCTTTATACCTAGCTGCCGTTTCTTTTTGTGACATCTTCTTAGGTTTTCCATTCTTTATGCTGCAGATTTTAATAAGTGTCAAAAGACGATTGATATGCCACTTCTCACACGAAAAAGGAACACCGGTTGCAGTCATCCAATAATAAATGAGTTCGGAAGTAACCACCTCCGAACTCGCATGACTTTCATTATCGTTGCTAAACCAGGTAGCAGTCATTGGATCTGAAATGTATTTAACGATATCATCGATGTTTTTTTGTGTAAGACAGCTGTATACGATGTCTGGAACATTCTGTGTAATAGTCATACACTTTATGTAATCCAGATTCATTTCATTTGTCTTTTTATATGTCGACGAATCTAAATACGGTTTATGCCATTTTGATTCCCATTTTGAAATCGACAGCAATGAATGTTCTAGTCTCAATTCTTGCTCGTTTACAACCCAAAAACGATTCGTTTCTTCGTCATATACTTCCGTCTTGGGAACCGTTATCGTCAGCATGACTATTCTCCCGTTTTATCTGTATCCTCAATGTCCTTTAACACGGCATCAAGCTCTTCCTTAGAAGGTCTTATATCAGATGGGAACATTCCCATAAGAAAATCAGTAGCCTTAGAAACATCCTGGAACAATTCATCCATAAGAAGCACAGAGTAAGCTTCCGATGTCATGAACAGATCTCCAAGACGACGGCCCTGACTGTCGAACTTTGTGAAGTATTTACCATCTTCTGACTTTTCACCATAACCAAGACGGATTACATCTTTGAGAAGATCAAAGAACTTTGCTCCGTCCTTATTCTTAAGAGCCTCTTTCAAAGAATCTATAAGTTTCTCTTCACCGCCCTTTATATAAGTCTCAAGCAATTCCGGCTTGGACAGATGGAAATAGAAATCCTCTGTCCTTTCATTTCCATTGAAATCCGTGTACTTAATTGTCTTCGATATCATGGTCTTTCTCCTTTTCTACCAATAAAAAATGGGGTGGCTATTATAGTCACCCCATTACCAATTAGTTGCCAGCCTTTCCCTTAACGAGAGTGTATACCTCTGCCGGGAGAGGAAGTCTCGGACCATCTCCTTCCTCAGAGCCATAAAGAATATCTTCAATAGCCTTAAGAGCGGTAGCAGAAACCTTTGTTGAATCGATATTAACAGTTGCAGTAGGCTTATACGCAACGCCCTCAACAGTTCCAACTTCAACCGGGGTTGTATTAACTTCCCAAGACATAGCCGAAGCTTCTGGTGAATCATTAATTGTCTGGTGATTCCTCTCCGAAGGAGATGCTACGCAACCATAAACAAGGTGAATAATATATCCATAATTTTCACCCTTAACCTCGTTTCCAAGAGTCGAAACATATGAAAATCCGAATTTCTTTCTTGTCTGCTGACCGATCGTAACGCCAGGAACAAGATCTGCTTCGCCGTTGCATTCTGCAAACTCATCCGGATAATAATATGCTTCAATAGTAGCAGCATATTCCTCTGCTGACATAAGTCCGAGATACTTTATATCATCTGCGTAAACTTTTGTCTCTTCAGCACCAGATGGACTTTCATTTACTGCCGAAAGGCCATTCCAAGCTACACCGGTTGTATATTTGCCATCATTACCGATTGGATACAGAACACCATTCTTGACACCAACCTCATACTTACGTGTGCCGGCATCATGCCATGTAAGTCTAGCCATTTAATTCCTCCTATAAATATAACTCGAAAGTATCATGACACAGATTGTCTTTCTTATAGTGCCGATTATAAGCACATTTAGGCCATTTGAGCATTGCTTCGACAATCGGGCCATCTACTTCCTTTGAAATCACTGTAATTGTATACGTGGTATGGTTAAAATATGGATTATCATCAGCATACGTTTGTCGTACAGTATTGCGATGATATACTATCGCCGGATACTCAAGTTTTACACTCTCTGGAGGCTGATAATACACATGAACATCACCTCCATCTCCAAGAACATTGAGAAGTGCTCTATGTAAGTCCATTCGGGTCTGCATTATAAACACCTCCTAACGATAGTATTATTCTTGGTGTCTGAACGTCTATTGATTCAACTTTCCACTTTTGTCCACGCCACACCACGTATCTCATGTTCTGGAAATTTTCGTAGGCGAACGGATCGGCTACTATGCTAACCGAATTACTGATAACAATATCGTCGTTCAGATTGGAACCAGAGCTCCATCTGGAAGTAAGCTGATTAAGATCGCCAAAATATGGCCTCTCAACATACTTTTCCTTCCATACACCTGTCGGCTCGCCATCAATATACTCTTCAGCAGTTATCAAGTAGCCGACTTTACCGCTAAATCTCGCCATACTTATTCCTCCGAATTACTCTCCTGTTACAACCTGCTCGATTACGATAGCCGAGTTCGGTCTGATGAGAGCACCAGAGCACCTTGTCTCGATCAGGTACTTCTCCTGGTTGTAATCGATGTCAAAGTCATCGAACATCTCTACAGCTCCGCCCTTATCTGCGCCTACATTGTAGTCGTCGAGATTTACAGCAAGACCGATGAGCTTGAACGAACCAGTCTCGGATGTTCCTTCTCTTGCTGTTCTTGTCTGATTCTTGAATACAGGAACCGGAACGATTCTGGATACACCCATCTCGCTTGCAAGATCTGCTGCAGACTTATACATTCTCTCGCCGATCTGGTTTCTCATAAGAAGTGCTCTTGTAAGGAACCATCTGTCGCAGAAGAATATCGGCGAACCAGATCCTTCGTAATCTTCCTGAGCCTCGATCGCAGCATCGATAATAGCCTTAGCCTTATCCTCGTCCTTAGCTCCTTCCTCAAATGTGAGCTTCTTTCTGATTACATACAGATCATCATCCTTCCAGATAGGTCTGATGTTATCCTCGTCGATCTTGTCATCATCAACCGAAGATCTACCATCAGAGATCAGGAATGCTCTTGCCAGCTCTTCATCGAGCATCATTCTCATCTCTTTCTTGAGCCATGCAACTACATCGAAATCAACGATGTCGCGGATATCATCCTTATCGAGTTTCTGCTTCTTGTACACGGTTGTAGGAGTGGTTGCTCTCTTCAGGAGCTTGAATACCTCCTCAGCCTTCTTCTTACCCTTGATGTAACCCTTTGCTCTTGCCTCGTCCATTGTGATGTCGGCGAATACGGACTTGATCCTGCTGAAAGGTGTGTGGTGTACGCCGTTCATAACGACGCCAACCCACTCCTGATTTCTCTTGATGAACGATGGTGGGTTATCAAGAGTCTTAGCTTCCGGGAACAGGTAGTCGATGTTAGCTACACCATATGTGATAGTCTTTCCGGAGTCATCCTGTACAGCGTGCATGAGTGTGCCGCCTTCGAGTCTTGCTTCAACAGCATCCTTCAGGCTTCCATATCTCTTCCAGTCCTTTGTAAAGATCTCTTCGATATCGGAATGGGACAGGACTTCAGTGTTAGCGGCTTCACCTTCAAAAATATTGTGAGTCATTTCTTCTTTTTCTCCTTCATCATTGTCTTCTTCGTCTTCAGGCAGATCTCCGTTAAGAGCATCTTGAATTGCCTGACCGATCATAAAGTAAGTAACTTTCTTCTGTTCTTCGTTCATAGTGTCGAAGATTTCCTGGACGGTTTTACCCTCTTCCTTCTTTTCTTCTTCCTTCTTAACTTCTTCGGCCATTGGTTCCTCCTTTTCCTTAGTGCCATCTGAATGCTCGATCGTCTCGTCTGGTGTATCGATCGATTCTTCTATTTCTACGGAATCATCTAAATCACTGTGGCAAACGACTTCATACTCGTCACCAATGAATTCAATGTAAGCAGCTTCATCCTCAGAATCTTCGTGTGAGATTACACTTTTGATTCTGGCTCCCGGATTTGCTCCAGCCAGAACAAGACTAACTTCACGAATCTTTCCGTGAAGCACATCTTTGCCCCCTGTTGCATTGTTCGATTTCTGCTTAAGCTGATCCGCAAAGATAGAAAGTCCAACAATATCACCGTTTTCGAGAATGAGCTTTGATGCTCTACCGCTTTCGGTATCGTTGAACTTGCCGTAACACTTAACTCCTTCGGGTTCGTTCTTTAAAAGAGCATGACCAAGAACACAAAGAGGATCTCCATGCTGATGGTTGTAAAGAAGCGGTACTGTCATACCATCGCAGTCTTTAAACGCATCCCTTTTAATAGTTCTCCCGTCGGAGCAAAGACGATCATTCACAGTGGCCCAACCAACAAAGTCATAATTCTGATCCATTTTGAATTGTTCCTTTCTGTGTAGTCTCCAGCTATTCAAGTTCAGACACCAAGACATCAGCAGGTGGAGTATCTTCAGCAATGGCCTCGGTTCCACCAGCATTCGTAGCTTCCGCATACGGACTGTACTCGCTAGGTGCAATGTTCTTATTTCTCAGTACATCAGCGTTAGGGTCAGTAGACGGTTTCACTCCGATATGCTGCCTAATCTCATTAGAGGTCAGAATTTCGTTCCTTGTCAGAGAATCTCCGACAGTAGCGATATCAGTAAGCGACAGCAAGCTGAACTGATCTCTATAGAAAGCTATCTTATGCTTGTACTGCTGGGATCGTGCTGTTTTTGATAAGAATTTACGATTCATCTCATCAACAACGGACGTCAGTATCGGCTCAATAGTTCTCGAATAATAATTGTTCATGGTCTTCTCATCGGCTGTGTTGTTTAGAATCTCCTTCGTTATGCACAGTTCAGAGTACAAATCTTCTTTAAGATTCTGGACCTGAGTCAAAAGATTATTCTCAACCGGTCTGTTAAGCTGAGTAATTTTCTCGGTCGCATCAGTGTATGCGATGCCATACTTAGAACCAACAAGTTGTGTTTCTATTGTCTGACGACGTGTTTCCGCCTGTTGACGACGACTTTCAGACTTGATTGTGTATGGGAGCTGAATTATAAGATCAAGTTTTCCAGAGCTTGACTGCTCGTCTACATAATCAAGAAGGTTTAACTTACGATTTAATCTCTGGAATGTGGAATTCGGACTGTTCATAGTTGAATAGAACGGATTCTCAACAATTCCAACTGTTGCTTTTGGTAGAACGATTTCCTGCCTCTTGCCGATACGTTCATCATAGAGGCTTACTTTTACATGCTTAGGAAACCACTCCACGATTTCCCCGATTCTCATGTTTTCGATTCTGTAAGAATCTGTTTTATCAGGGTCTTTTGATGTTTCGACCGGAACAATTGCCACAACACCAACTTCAAGCAATGTTTTAAACAGGTCGACTTTAAAAGCGAATCCTGTCTGATCGATGTTTGCTGAAGTATTGAGGCAATAATTAAGACCTGAGTCAATAACCTCTGCAAATCGGTCATTATCATCGAGTCTTATATGTTCTATGTCTATCGTTGCGGCATCAATAGCCATTCTTGTCACTATCGCCGCTACAGACGATCGCTCAGAACTCCTTGGCTGCGGTCTTCGATCCGGTCTGTATGAATAGCCCGGTCCGGTATTTACATAGATGGCCGTTGGGTCTCTATTTGTAAAGGCGTTCCAGGCATGTTGGAGTCTATCTCCTAATGACATAAACTACCCTCCTATAAAAGATCACTTTTAAGTAAAATTTCCATTTTGAATTTTCTCACTCAAAAGCTTCTTTGTTTTCTTTGTATGCGACGTATGCGTCCATCATCGCCGCTACATTATCGATTTTCTGATCTCTGCGTTTCTTATACAGTTTACGATTACCATTTGTATCTTCGAGAGTAATACAGTTACCCATAGCGAATTCCATTAATGCTTCATCGAAGAGAAGCATCCTTTCTTCCGCCATGTTCTTAAGTTCTCCGAGTGGAACAGACTCAGTTCTCGCTCCCTGTATAACTTTGACGATTCCGAAAGGACCATTCTCTCGCTCCCATCGGTCAACAAACTCCTTGGCGTTATACGGGTCAAAACCAAAGCATCTGACATCGTAACCGTTCTCTTCGATATGTCGATCTAGATCATCATAAACGTCCATCATATCGAGAACTGTTCCGTCCAGTACAATTAAGCTTCCCTCGTTTATAAACTCCTCATACTTGGTTCTCATAGCAAGAGGAAGTTTAGCGAGAGTTTTGCTTGTTATGTAACTTTTGGTCTTAACACCGAATCTCCCGTCCCTCATTGGGAAAAGGAATGTGAATGCACAGAAGTCATCTCCTTGTGACAAATCGGCACCCATAGCACACGGCATATTCCAGAACGATCTTGGTCTATGGCACAACGTCTCGTCATACGTAAAGAAGTATGTATAGCCCTCCATAGGAAGACCGAATCTTTTGGCAAGTATGTCATTCCTTGTTGCCGGTGCTTTCTCGGCTCTCTCAACATCTAATTGATAAGTCTCATAAGTAACTGTCTTACCAATGTTCGGTTGAGCTTTAATCCACATCTCTGGATTCCCAACCTCCTCTGGTGCATCGAGCTTGTACCACCAAATCGATACATGAGGTGCAAAATACTCACCCTTAAGAATCTCCGTCAATTCCATTTTGATTGTATCGCCAGGTCCATTTCTTACAGTACCTTCTGAACTTGTGGCTACAATCAAATAGTCATCCAGCTTGGAAGCTCCCTGCTCAATAGCGCCGACAACATCTTCTCTAATGTCACATGACAGCCATTCGTCAACGGTGTTGATCTTAGTCCTAAGACCATTAAGTTTGTCAATACGCATTGGTCTTGGCTCCAAGCGAGATCCTGTTAGAAAGTTCTCTATACCATTCTTTGTCGATGCGAGCTTTGGTCTACTTGCTCTGGAACCGGTTGTGTTCTGTAAAGAGCCCTCTGTTAGAAATTTAAATAATGGTCCTCTTGCAACCGTGATGGATGTTCTTATTGGAGACAGCACCTCGTCGGATTGTTTCATTGTTGGAGCAGTCGTGATTTGATGAGTTGTCTCTGTATCGATGTTTAAGAAATAACTTTGGATAATGGATGAATACATCGTCTTAGCCGCACCTCTTGCTACTATGAGATACTGCTTGTTTATCAGCCGCTTCTTAACCATCTTGCGGACATAGTGTCCACCGTTACCATCTGGATTCGGCTCGTACACACTACGTTCAACGAAGTAATACCAACCGAACAACTGCTCGGCCCAGAGTTTAAATGTATCCAGAAGAAAAAGAGGAGAACCATCCGTTAAGGTTAGTTCTGCCTCGCAATACTTGATAAATCCGTTTATAGCCTCTTCATCATAGTAAACTCCGGGATTAGCAATCAAGTCATCGATTCGGTTCATCTCCATTGAGATCTCTTTACATACCGGTATCTTACCTTTTATTACGGCATCTCGAAACTCGCCATAATATTTCGGCGTCGCAGTATTCGATAAAGCCATTTTGATTTTTCTCCTTTTTCACAAGCTTATGCCGCCATTAGTTTAGAAGCGTACTTCCTTCCCTTATCAGCGACTTGCTCTATAATGGGGCCATCACCATACAATCCAAGTAAATCCTTAGTTCGTCTCGATACGGTAGACGTATCATCAGGATTATTTCCCCAAACGAGCCACGGTATTACGTCTCGAATGGCATGATCAACCGGCTTATGTATTGGTGATCCGTAATTGTAAGACCCACCTATAAGATTGCCTTTATAATCGTAAATGGCTTCCTTATGCCCATCTTTTGATACATACTTAACATTCCTTTTTCCCGGAGTTGTTCCCTGCTGATGAGCATTGTTCATAACACCAGAAATCCAGCCCTCGTGTTCTGCATCTTTCCTTGTTTTTGGAACATTTGTATTATAGTCATTACGATTATAATGTCGTTCTTTAATGGTTTTAACTGGGTCTTTTCTTACACCCCACTTCATACCTTTAACGCCATAGTGAACTAAATACGACATTTGGTTCACCTCCTATCTATGGAAGGTCTTGTATATCGTAGCAATACCAACGCCGATCATAACTACATCGCCAGCGATATCAAGAATCTCACTCGCCTTATCCCATCCACTCGCAACATCCTGTGTTGAAAGAGAATTGTATTGACGCTCAAGATTCATACGATTAACCCTTTTCTGAAGTTCAGCGTCGCTAAGTTCACTAAGATCAGTTTTCTTCTGCTCTTTTGCTCTTATAGAATTTCCTATCTTCTTTGTAGCGGCAGAACCACTTTTTGCACTCTGTCCAGTGGCCCTCATTCCATTAATAGCTTTATCTAAGCCATCATTACTTTTTTCTTTTTTCTTTGAATCGTTTCCTCCGGCACTTGCCTCGGGGTGACCACCGGAAATGAACTTTGTGGTTGCATCTGCAATAAAGTTCTTCTTCCTTCCAGATCCGGTTGTAAGAGCAGGACCTTTTTTGGTATTGTATCTATCTTTACGGACACCCCACTTCATGCCTTTAACGCCATAATGTATCAAATATTCGTCCATGTCAGTTTTCCTCCTTTCCCGGATCAACAGCGACATTAATTCGCCACTCTAATTCGTCTTTATAATTCTGTAGTGCTTCTTTAACCGAACCAGAAGCAGGTGGATCAAACACCAATCTGACACCTACGCCGATGTATGCTTTGACCATTTCGATTTCATCGCTTCCCTCTTCAAGGAAGTCCGACCATTCCTCGGTATCTCCACTTATCGTAAATGGGCTATCGCAAACACCAAGTTGGACCAGAACGCCAAGCTGGGCATTTGTGTAGAGAATCAGGTCAGTGTCGAAAGATGTATCCGATTCGGCAACATTGCACGTTTTCTTAACACTATTCAGAATGCTGTTTTCAGGTTCCATTTTGATTTAACCTTTCTTCTTACGAGATGCTTTCGGTTTCTCGGTCTCCGGTGCGTCTCTTATTTTGGACTCGTCCACAGCATCCTCCGGGCAGGACTCATATGCTTTATAGTCAGCAAGAGTATGCGTCTTAAGATACTGTCTGAGTAATTTTTCCTTCTTAGTCATGATCCCTCCTTTCACCAAAGCTTAGTGTCGCCAGGTCTTCTTACGTGGAAGACTGGTTCCAATACAGAAAGATCCCCATAATGTATCGCATTGTGTAACCGGTGGGATACACAAACTACATTATCGGGATCCATAAGTTTTGAAGTGAGTTCTAAAATATCATTTGCCTCTATTGGCTCGAGATGATGAAGAATTATTAGAGAAGAGATGTTATATGGCTCAAGCGCCATCTCGCATCCCTGATCTCTGATAATCATGTCTCGCCTGAACCTTCGCCATTCTGGTGAATGGTAGAAGTCCTGATTGAGATAACGATTGTAGCCGAATGTGTCAGCAGCGACTTCTCCACCGATTAAGAGATAATTAAAACGCTCCTCGAATGTGGGGAGCGTGATTAGCTTGGAGTAGGTTTTCATTTCTTTTCGACGAACTGCGGCGGAAGAACCTCATAGGCATTCATAAACGATTCATTTATTGACTTATCAGTTATTGTGGATACGATATAACTCTTTCCACCCTCAACAACTTCGTCGAACTGAACGTTTCCATTTCCATACTTTTTCTCTAAGACTTGACTCTTTTTAACAAAATCTTCAACTGATTTGTTATAATCATCAGCTACTTCCTTTGGAACCGGAAGACCATTATCCTGAAAAAGATCGACCGCATCCTTTAATGTGCAAATTCGTGATACTTCTTTTGCAACGTAATCAGCTGCCGCTCGTCCTTCCTCGTGTTTCTTGGCGTATTGTGCCTTTTTATCTTGAATGCCCATCTTTTTGGCTTCGGCCTTGCCAAATTTCTTTTTTCTCTTTGGATTCCCGACCATAGAAGCAGCGAGTGGTGATGGACCTCCTCCGGTTGCGATGGTATTAGGACCCCAGCCGCCTCCACCTCCGCCACCGGTTCCTTCGTATTGTTTACGGACACCCCATTTCATTCCTGGGACGCCGTAGTGTATTAAGATGTCTTTCATTTTGATTCTTCTTTCTTGTCATCCTTTGCTATGGCGTTCTTAAAAGCCATATAACTGGTATCCGTTTCTGGGTCACTTATGACCACCAAAAGCTTGTTTCTATCTTCCTCGGTTAAAGTCTTCATAACTTTACCCTCTTTCCTTCCTTAGCGAGTTCTTTCTTAACATAATCGTAATTATCGAGTACTTCATCGACATCTATTAATCTTGCCTCGCCAACTGTTTTCAACACTTTACTAGGATTGAAGATTATAACAGGATCATGAGCGTTATTGTACCAATTCACGTTATTATCATCTACCATTGCATCATACTTTGAAGACATTGCCTTTGCGTAACGTTGTGTCGTTACAAATGCATCAACATTTTCCATAGCATGGTTTAATACAACATATGCTGCTTTATAGTCTTCTTCGGTCTTGAGATTCTTGAAATCGACAGTCTTTGTCTTCTTATCCATCGGAACGCCATATGCGTCAAGAACTTCTCTAACATTTTCAAGCTCTCTAGCCGTTTGGACTGGATGGTCTTTATAAACATTAACAAATTCATCGATTCGCTGTTTCGATGTTGGCATCTTTAAATCGGATACAACTTCATACTGGTATTCATGAACGTATGCTTGTGCTGAATCCATCTTATATAAAGCGAACGGTCCTTTATAAACCTTGTTATCCCAGGCATCATCTTTATTGTAAGTATAAAGCCAACGATTTGACTTTCGTCTAGCTTCTGCACTATCTCCATAACCTATAGAGTTTATTCTTGTTCCTTTCTTAAGAACCTTGTCCTCTATTGGATATGGTGGACCGTTTCTCACACCCCACTTTTGGCCTTTTATGCCATGATGAACAAGCACATTATTCATGAAAAACCTCCACATCCTCCTCTTCTTCACCTCTATAGCCTCTAAACGCCTTGATAGCTTCGCTGTAGAGTTCTTCGATGTGCTGAGAGGAATCGACGAGATTCTTTTTAGACTCGAGGAGGGCTGTTTCTTTTCTAATCTTCTCAGCTTCTAACTGATTTCGGCTTGAGCCGAGTTTTAAATAATGAACAAGCACTTGTGACGACACAGTGCCGTCTAATATCTGTTGGTAAGCAAGATCGTTGGCCGCAGCGATGATCTGATTCTCAAATCCCTCTGGTGTAGAGGCTGGGCGAGATCTCTTTGTACCTGCTTCCGACAGACTTTTAGTTGTCTTAGCCAACGGTCCTACCTCCTTTCTGTTGAACTAGTTGGTTGATTAAATATAGATTGGTGGGACTTTAGTACCCCTTTCAGAAGGGCATAAGAGCTTTATATTGCAGGAGAAAAACCAAGAAACCGAGGACAAAAATATGGTTATAAGATGGACTTGTGATAGCAAGAGGCGCTTGTGAGGATATCCTATGCCCTTCTGAAAAGGGGAAAGTCTGACCAAAATATCCGCCGGAGCAAAAATGAAG